CTGGTTCATGAAATTCATCACTACGAAGAGCTTCATGCCGTTCGTGATCTACCGGATTCTGCTCGGAATCCTGCTGTACATCCTGGTGGGGACGGATGTGCTGAGCCCGCACGCGGGTGAGTCGGGGGGCTGAGCGAGCCGTTCGTGCTCTATCACCGCCTGGCGGATGCTAGAGACTACTAGAGCGAACTAGAGGCAATTCGAAGCCTCTGGAGATGATCGTCTCCCATTCGTCTCCCACTCTCCCAGCGGGAGAAGCCGGGGCACGGGAGACGCGTCAGGGCGGAGCGACCACCTGGAGGGGTGATACGTCGCTCCGCCCTGACTTCTTTGCTCAACGATTGCCATGTACACGCGTCACCGGCGAACAGGTCACTCGTTCGAGCGAGTTTGAGCATGAACCGATCAGGAAATGGCAAGACCGCCCGCCCGCCGCTATTGGGGTGCGCGGCAGGCGGGCGGCCGTCGGCGAACGCAAGCTGGTCGCCAGCCCGCGCCCGGTCCAGCAATCAGCTCGATGCCCATTGAACCCGGATCTGGCATATGCCGATAGGCCCTGAGCCAACTGATTCGAACTTAGGTTCGGTTTTGGGGAATCCTACATTCCGCGTGTACCCCAAAAGCCTATGACCATAGGCTGACTCATGATCGTTCGGCACTCAGCGTTTGTCGAGTGCCAGGAGTGCCCCGCGAACCCGACCCCGCATGGATCACAGAGCAGCGAAGACGCCTCGGCGTCCGCGTGCGCCAGGCCCGGGAACACGCCGGCCTCACACAGGAGCGCCTCGACGAGCTCTCCGGGGTCAAGCGGCTCACGATCCAGCGCATCGAGAACGGCGACACCGACGCCCGCTACTCGTGGCTCCTACGCATCGCCGACACCCTGAAGATCCCAGTGATCAGCCTGCTTCAGGACTAGCGACGACCGCCCGAGTGGGAGATTGACCGCGTCCGCGGACCGCAGGTCGGGTGGGTGTACAGAGTGGGCTTCGCACCGCTCATCGACGCCTCACCGCCCACCTTGTCCGCTCGCCCCTCGATGGGGCGCTGACAGAAGCAGCAGTGCTCGCCGGCGGGTGCGTCGGTACGATCGGCCATGACGGTGCTCCCTTGAAGCGTCGTCCGCACCCCCGGGCCGTGCCATCGGCTGCGGGGGTTTGTCCTGCTCACAGAGTACCGCTACATGCCGCCCCATAGCGCCCCATGCCGCCACCTGCGGATGCCTGCCGCATGGTGTCGCCATACGTTCCGGAGCATGAGCGAGCCCATCGGATACGTGTACATGCGGGTCGCCGACCAGGTCGAAGAGGAGATTCGGTCGGGTCAGCTGCCCGTGGGGGCTCGCCTGCCGAACGAGCGTGAGATGGGCACCCAGTACGGGGTCGCTCCAGGCACCATCCGGCGCGTCGTCCGAGAGCTCCGGGAACGTGGGCTGGTGACCACGCTGCCGAACAAGGGGACCTACGTAACCGGCACCGGGCCAAAGTGACTGTCAAACCGTCGGCCTACGATTACTGCATGCCCTCAACACCTCCCGCCGTTCGGCCGGCCGCCGTGGTGAACGCCGAGATTCGCGCCCTCTGGGCGCGCGGCGGGAGCCTGTCCGAGGCCGAGCAGGAGCGGTATCACCGACTCCTGCTGGAGTGGGCCGCGGCAATCCGCAGCGAGGTCGTCGAGGCGGCCTAGCCGCTGGCGATCTCCGAGCGGACGCGAGCAGGTAGATGCGCAGCAGCAAGCCCCGCCGTCCGGTGCATCACGCCAGACGACGGGGCCAGGAGCAATCCCGCGCTTGCTCGGTGGGATCGATGCGCCCACGGTAGCGCGGGCCACTGACAGGCCAGGGCTAAGGCCACGTGACGAGCTGCCGCCCGTCGGCCTGGTCGGTGACGCGCCCCATCGGTGCCCCCCAGCTGTGCATAGCGGGCCGTCCGTCGATGGCGAGGTTATCGCTGCGGGTCGGGCTCGGACGCCATCAGGCGGCCTGGTCGTAGAGCTCGACACGGAGCTCGTTGAAGAACTGCTCACCCTCGCCGACGTTGCTGATTCCGGCGTCGATCATGTCGCCGAGGAGGGCGCAGAACTGGTAGGGGGTCATGGCGTTGATGTGGGCGACGAGGGCTGCGTCGGCGCGGTAGCCGTCGATGTGCTTCTCCCAGGAGCAGAGGGCGGCGAAGGCGGTCCGGAAGATAGCCTCGCGCTCGGCGTTGTGCAGGCCGGGGTAGTTGTTGGCTTCGGCGATCAGGGCGAGGACGTCGCGGTGTCCGTCCTGCTGCCACTTCCTGTCATCGAAGCGGCGGGTGCGGGCGCCAATGTGGAGGTAGGCACGCATCTCGCGGGCGAAGATCTGACCCTTCGTGGAGCGCGCGGCCTGCTTGGCGGCGCGCTCGGCCTTGCGCTCGGTGCCGGCGAGAGCGTTGACCGCGTCCTGGGCGGTGGCGCCGGTCGCGGTGCGCTCGCCGCGGGCGGCGGTCCAGGTCAGGTTCGGGCGGAGGCGGAAGTTCAGGTCGCCGGCAGTCCAGGCGAACATGCCTACAGAGGTGAGGGTCATCTCAGTGCCGTTGTAGGTGACCGTGTCGGTGTTCATTCCCGTCTCCCCTGCTCGCCGCTTGTTTCCGCTGCTCCCGGGTGGTTGACCACCCCGACAGCTCCAATATGACACAGCCTTGACGGGTGGTCAACCACCCTGGGAAGATCCCCCCATGGCGAACCAACACAAGGAGAAGCTGCGCGGAGTCCGCGGCGTAGACGACCAACTCTGGGCCGACTTCCAGGCAGCGACAGGGAGAACTGGCAGCGACCGCTCAGCCGAGCTGCGCCGCTTCATGGAGTGGTACGTCCGGCGCGCCGGAGCTGAGCACCCGAGTAGGCCGGACCAGTCAGAAGCGTCCTAGCTAGATGAGGCCAGGCTGCTGTGAGCGGCGACCAGGCGCACCATGAACAAATGATGGGCGCGCCGATCGTCGTCCACCGGCTGTCCGCTACTGGCGGCCGGCGCGTGACGGTGCGCAGGAAGGGCGCGACGAGATCCTCGGCCTCGCCCACAGTGATCACGACCTGGTGGTGTTCCTCGAGCACGCAGGGATCCTGGATCCGGAGCCACTCCTCGACGACCCGGTGTGGGTGGAATGGCGCGGCGGCCGCGCCCACCAGTGGGACGCGGCCTGAGGCTGCACCTACTCCGGGCCCTGGCCCGGCTGCTCCGTGAGTTGGCGTGCCGTGTTCTCCAGCCACAGCAGAGCCCAGTCGATGCCGGCGTTGAAGTCTGTGGACCCGTCCGGGGCCTCGACACGCAGCCGCTGTGCGAGCACAAGGAGATCGTTCTGCAAGCCTTTCGCGCGTGCGGCCCTGACGGCGTCCATCATCTCGTCAGTGACGGGCGGCATCTGGCCGCTGGCGGGAGGGTTCTTGCGGGGCCACATGGTGCGCTTCCTTGCCTCGATATCTGTGCATGCGCCTGCCCTCCCGTGGGGAGCCGGGAGGGGCGCGGCCTCGCCCGGACGTAGCACTCGCGGGCGAGGTCCGCACAGCATGCACCCGATCAAGCCATCGCGGAAGAGGCCGGCCAGAAACACACGAACGCCCGCCCCAGTGAAGGGGCGGGCGAAGGTGGGCCTCCCCAGTAGCCGGGGGAAGCGGCAGGCGCCCGTCTCAGGGGAACGGCGTTGGCTACTGCCTCGCCTACCTAGGTCCCCGTCGGGACCCTGCCCCCAGTCTCACACGAGGGGCTGACAGCAGGCTTCCGAACGCACGTTGCTTCACAGCCGTCCGGCGAACGTCTCCTCGAGCACCGCTGCGATACCGCGGTCATATCCGTCCCGAAGCGGTACCAGCTGCTTCCCGACCAAGTCCGTCTTCGAGATGCCGAAGTACGCCTCTACGTGCTGCATTGGTGCACCGTCTTCCAGCACCGTGGCGATCGCCGCCCGACGGAGGTCGTGCGCGTCTACACCCAACTGCGCTTGCTGCATACGGTCCTGGAATACGCGGTGCACCATGTGCGGGATGCCCTGGGTCTTCAACCCCAGGAGCAGTGGCTCCTCGGGAGCCGTCTCCTCGTCGCCCAGGTAGTCCTCGATGCGGTCTGCCGCCGACTGGGCGACCCGGATCGTGCGAGGCCGGCGCACCCCGCCCACCGTCAACTGCGGATCATCGCCCGGTGACCAGTCCCGCACCAGCAGGCTTGTCACCTCCGACGGCCGCAGCCCGGCCAGCAGCATCAGTGATACGCCGGCATACAGCAGCGGGTCATCCCTTGTTTCCTCGACCGCGGCACGGGCGACAGACGGCTTGACCAGCGGGCGTTCCAGAATCCTCACCATGCAGCGACCGTAGCGGCCACCGACGACGAACGAGCCCGGAACCGCCCACCTGAGCCCGAAGGAGAGGCCAGGAGCGACGACACCGCGGAGGTTCAGGCGTCCGCCGTGAACGCGTCGACGAAGCCGAGCAGCGCCTCCCGCTGTTCCGGACTCAGCTCCTGCAAACGCTCGGCCAAGGTCGCTACTTCTATTGATGGTGTCTGTTGCGGCTCCATTCCGAGGAACTGAAGAGCAGCCGCTTCCTGCAGACGCGACAGGGGGAGTCGAAGCCCAGCAGCCAGCGCTCGCAGTTGCGGAAGCTGCGGCGGGATCACCGAGTGTCCCCGCTCAAGACGGTGCACCCAGCCATGGCTCACGTTCGCTTCGCCCTGCGGATCAACGGATGCTGCGCTGAGGCCAGCAAGCGACAGGTTCAGCTGGTGGCGGCGGGTACGGACGAGGTCAGCGAACTGCGTCACAGGCCGATCCCTCTCATCGGGTTTTCCTCGCGGGCATCGACGACGCGAATGTACTCCAGGACTTGCGGAGAGCCTTCGGCCCAGCGGCCCTGGTTGCGGATGGCGGAGAGCGGCGCCTTGTTCTTGTATGCCTCCCCGGCTCCGCCGGCCCGGAAGCCGTGAGCGGTGTAGGTGAGTTCGTCGTCAGGGAGGACGCGGGCTGCGCGTCGTTGGACCATTTCGTTGATGGCGTCTCCGGACATCGAGTCGCGGGTGATCTGGTCCCACTGATTGATCGCTCGTAGGAGTCGGCCGGTGGTGACGCCGCGGTCGGAGAGGGCGGCCTTGTAGGCGCGGACGGCACGGACGGGGTCGGTCTCGTTGTGGACGCCGCGGGGCACGATGACTTCGGCGCCTTCGCCTTCCTGGTCGGTCTTGGATGAGCGGATGAGGATGGTGAGGTCGCCTTCCTCGTCCTCGCGGACGTCTTCCAGGTAGAGCGCGGCGAGCTCGGAGCGGCGGGCCATCATGGTGAAGCCCAGGATGAAGATGACGCGGTCGCGTAGGCCGGCGAGTGTGGCCGGGTCGCAGTCGGCGATGAGTAGGCGGAGCTTGACCAGGTTGATTGCTGGGGCCTTGCGTTTCCGCGTACCGGACTCGGAGCGTTCCTTCTTGTAGCCCTTGAGGATGCGAAGGGCCGGGCTGGTCTCGGGCTGGTCGCGGTGGCCGGCTGCTTTGTGGGCGGCTCGGATGACAGCGATGGCCTGTTCGATGCTGGAGGGTGCAGGCGTGCGGCCTGTACGTGCTGACGGCGTGGTCGTGAGGTGGCGGACGTACTGGGCGAGCGTCTTGGCGGTCGCGGGCAGCGCCACCCTGCCCTCCTCCGTACACCAGTTGGCGAAGGTCTCCCACTGGCGTCCGTAGGCGCGGCGGGTGTTGTCGGGGATGGAGTCTTCGATGGCTTGCCGGGTGTCATCGGAGAGTTCGTGATCCCGTTCGGTGTGGACGGCGCTCGACGAGAGATGCCCGACTGTCGCCGGGAGGCGGTCCACGTCCACGAGCTCGGCTTCGATCGGCTCCTCTGAGGTCTCGGTCACCACCCAACCTTACCGCTGATAAGGAAGGTTATCCGGGGTTAGGCTTGGATGGCGCCTCCTCCTCTGCAATGCGCTGCACGACGGGCACGAAGATCCGCCGCAGCATCTCGATGACTTCAGGTGGTGGCGGTGGCGCGGCAGCCACCTCGGCGTGGATGTGGGCGATGATGTCGTCGCCGAGGATTCGCCGGCGCTCTTCTGCGTCCATGCCCTGCAACCGAGGTACAAGCCAGAAGGACACGCCAGGTACGCATCGTGTATCCCAAGCGATGCCTCCAATCGGGCTGCACGCAGAGTCCGTCGAGCCCAGCACGAGGCGGCAGGTGTCAGTGCCGGCAGGCAGTATGAAGTGATGACGAACTACGAAGGACCCGCTGTTGTGGTCATCGACGGTGAAGAAACCGCTGTCGCTGTCGTCCTAGCACCCGGCGAAGGACGAGGAGGGCTCCGCTCCTGGCACGGGGTCGCCGTCTGTGACCAGTACGGCCTCGGGTGGACGGCCATCGAATCCAGCCGTACCGTCCTGCGCCTGCCCGACGGGCGTGAAGCTGACATCCTGCCGCAGCGCCAAGTCGAGAATGGCTTCACCTTCATCGGGTCGGGAGCCCCGCCCCAATGAACATCGCAAAGCGCAAGGGCTCTACGGCCGACAGCGCTTCAGGCGCCGCTGTCAGAGGCTGCCGCTAGGGTCCCGGCGCATGGACATTGATTGGTCGGACGTCGCCAGCTTCTCCGCGGCAGCACTCAGCGCCGTTGCCGCCGTGGGTTCCTGGATGGCGGCTCGGCGCTCGAACCGCACCGCTCAGACCGTGGCCTCCATCGAACGAGACCGGTGGCACGCGGAGCTCACCCCCATATTTGAGGCGACCATCCAGTCTGAAGAGGGCGACCGGGCAACCCTCGACCTCCAACTGCTCGGCCCCCTCCAACTCCGCCACCTCGACAGCGTCGAAGTCGCCATTACGAGCAGCGATGACGCAGACCGGACCAGCCGCACTACTGGCGGGCCGACTGAGGAACAGATCAACGCCCACGTATGGGGCCCCTACCGGTTCACACATGGGGCTGATGGAGCCGACGAGCACGGGCACGCCGTGGCACCGTTTCCGCTGCGGGTCGGCCGCGGGCGCCCATTCAGCATTGAACGGACGCGACCGCCGGCTTGGCAGGAAGGACACGACCGCGCGGAGCGCTGGTGGGATCAGTGGCGCGGGAAGCCCCTCAAGCTAGTGATCACCTGTCACCGGCATGACACCGACCCATGGGTCGTCCCCGTCGACATTGAGCGACCGATGGGAGGCCATGCCCTCATCGGATGACGCCTGGTACGGAAGGGCCCAACGTCAGCGGACGACGTCGGGCCCCTCTGCTCCTTGCCTCACGCCTTGTCCTGCCCTGAGAGGTTGAGCGAGATCCGCTGAAGCATCTCAGCCGAGGTCATGGGGTGATTGTGATCGTGGATCTCGGCGAGCTCCCTGAAGAGGAAGTGGAACGAGGCGAGCAGCTTGACAGTGTGGAGCTGTATCGCCCGTGAAACTTGCTCACTTACCTCCTCGGGTGTCCCAGACGCGCTGAACCTGGGCGACAGGGCGGCGCCGAGCTCGCCAACCTGGTCCACGAAGCTCTTATTGTCGGGTTGATCGTCAGGGAACGCTACCGAGGTGGCGGTGAGGAACGCGATGAGCGTCTGGGTCATGTTGTCTTGATCGGCCTGTTCGGCCTCTTCGTCGTTGCTCATGCGGCGAGGCTACGTCGCGGCACTGACACTTCGTGGCCCTCAGGCGGTCCCCTCTCGCCATCCTGTCGCCTGAGACGCGATCTGTCAGTGCGTTTGGTGACTCCTTCTACTGAGAGCGCAGCCTCGGCGAGGAGGCGTCGACGTGTCACGGATCGGTGACGCTGCGCACAGGTTCCCCATATGCGGTCTAGCGTGTTCCGCTCCAGGTCAACCTTGGGGGGACATATGCGCGTTCGCGCTACCGCAGCTACGACTGCCCTGCTTCTGGCCGCGCTCACCGCCTGCGGCGGCAGTGAGGACTCGAGCCACAAGTCGTCAGCGAAGGGGAAGCCGTCGACTGCGCCGGCAGTGGACTGCTCGGATCAAAGCCTTAGCCAGGCGGAGTGGATGGAGCACTGCTCCGACGAAGGCGCCGGCACTGGCGGCGACGGCAAAGACCCCGCCGCCCAGGAGACGGAACCGATGCCGCTAGGGAAGACAGTGGAGACGATCGGCGCGCAAAGCCCCGCCGATGGTGGCCCTGGAGGAGGTGGCCTCGAGGTCACGCCAACGACGATCGTGTACCAGAAGGAGGCCATGGGGAACACGGCCCTCAACGGCACCTTCGCGATCATCACCGTGAAGGACAAGGCGCCGAACGCAGTCGACGCCGCCGAGTCCGCGCCGATCGAGGGCGGCGGCTGGCAGTGGATCGCCCCAGACGGCCAGGCGCTGGACGAGGGCGACAACGAGGCCAGCAACATCACGCCGAACGGGTTCACCGGCGGCGGCACCATCAAGGCCGGCACCTGGGCATGGCGCACGGTCGCGTTCGACATCACTGAAGCCCAGCGCGGTGGCGTACTCCTGTACACCGACGGCAGCGGCCAGACGTTCCGCTGGCAGATGCCCGCTACCGAGAAGGGTCCCGAGCTTGCCGCATTGAAGAAGGGCATGGAGGGCGAGTACTAGGCGCAGCGGTCCCAGCCCTCATGGGTACTGTCGACGGCTTGGCTCAAGGCCCATCGACAGCAGGCCCGGCCCTTCCGGGGTAGGCGACGGGGCAGGCGGTGCCCCATCACGCCGACACACCAAAGCGTCGGGATCATCCGGTGGGGGCTGGAGACTGTACCCGTCGGGGCACGCTGGTCCGGCCGGGCCGCGCTCTCCCTGCTCCCCTCGGGGCCCCTGCTCCCCTCGTTCGCCCTGCGGTCCGGCGGGGCCCTGTGGTCCTTCCGGTCCGGCTGGGCCCTGCCGCCCGTCGGCGCCGGGCTGACCGTCGGACCCGTCCTGCCCGGATTGACCAGCCGCGCCGGGTGAGCCCGTCGGGCCAGGGTCTCCCGACTCCCCGTCCTCGCCGGGCACGCCGGCCGGGCCGGGTGGTCCGGGGATCGGGACCGGTACCTCGGCCCGGTCCGGCAGGTCATCGACCGCCCGCGCCGGGTCCGGTGCGGCAGGGGTGTCGCCGCCCGCTTCAATCTGCGCCCGCAGGATCCTTACGTCACCGGCCAACGTGCTGACAGCCTCACCACGCTTGTTGGCCTCGGCGGCGAGTTGGTCCGCTCGACTCGTTGCTGCATCTGTCTGGCCCCACATGATGACCGCTGCTCCGGAGAGAGCTACGAGCCAGCACAGGAGCGCGATCCAGCGCCAGCGTCCAGCGAGGACGCGTACTGTGCGGGTCACGGTTCTCCTCCAAGGTTGATGACCTTCATGCGTAGGCGGGTGATCTCGACGAGATCCTCGTGCCGTTGAAGGTGGAGGGCAGCGAGTTCGGCCTGCGCGGCGGCTAGCTTCTCGTCGACTCGGTTCCGTTCCTCTTGGACTTGGTCAGTCACCGAGTTGAAGCGGGTCAGGGCGTTCTCTGAGCGCTTCCCGAGGTACGCCACCACGCCGCCGACGACTGCGCCCACGCCAACGAGGAGGCTGCCGAGGGTGGTGGCGTCCAACGGTGCTCCTTAGACGCCTTGAGGAGCGCCCGGCTTGATCGGGCTGGTCTGCTCCAGCTTCGTTTCGGAGAGGGGCGGGGTGAGCATGAAGCGTTCCACGATGGCGAGGACGGTTGCGATGCTGCCCATCCAGAGGGCCTGTCGGTCGGCGGACCAGTCGAGGCCGAGGCCGACGAACAACGACATGACTGCCTGCGCGGTCTGGAGGATCGCGGCGGCCCACGCCCCCGTCTTTACGATGACGGCCAGGAGGATGGCCACGACTCCGGCGGCGATGGCGTTGATGCCGGTCTGCACTCCTTCGGAGACATCGAGTTCGTAGCCGAGGAGCTTGACCGCGGCGGCAATCATGCCGAGTAGGAGTGCGGGTTCACGTCCGAGCAGTCTGGTCATAGCTGGTCCCTTCTAGACGGGTTGGGCGAGTTGGCGGCAGCCGATGACGGTGCCGGTGGAGTTGCGGACTTCCCGGTACGGGACGAGGAGGTCGGTGCGGCCCTGAGGTAGGAGGGCCAGCGCGACGACGAGGGAGACGACGTAGCGGACGCCGTCCTGCTTGCGTGGGACGTTCGCGCGGTGGCCGAACTCGACGAGTTCGATGCCGCCGCCCTGCGTGCCCAGCTCGATGGTCGAAAGCCGAGCCGGCTCGTCCTCTGGCTCGATGACCTTGACGAGGTGCAGCTCGAGGTCGTCGATGCCGTCCTCGCGCTCGTTGCTGTACAGCCGGATCGGGTGTGGGGTCAGATTGAGGATCACGACGCGCCCCTCCATGCGTGCTGCGCGAGCCAGCGTCGGATCGTCTGGTTGTGGCGGGCGTCGGCAAGGGCATGGTGCTCGCCGCTGTTCTGCTTGGGCAGGTCGTCCCAGCTGAGCCCGAGGCGCCGGGCTTCCTGCTGGATGTCGTGGGTGAACATGGGGACGCCCTCAGGGAGGTCGATCATGCGGCCCCAGAGCTGGGCGAGGGCAACGTGGTCGTATGCCCCGTAGTTGGCCCACAGTTCGACGTCGGGACCGGCAGCTCGAATGAAGTCCATAACCTCGTCGGCAATCTGCTGGCGCGGCTTAACGGCCGGGTCGCGGTAGTTGAACAGCCAGCCCTGAGGCATGTGGTTGTTCCAGTCGCCGGAGGGCTTGGGAAGGTGCGGGACGACGTTCTCCATGAGCCACGCGTGCTGGCGGATCCGGCGGCGAAGTCTGCGCCCAGAGCCCCAGCGTGCAGCCAGGGCGGCGTTCACTGCGTAGTACTCCGCGCCGTCGTCGCGCCGCATCCCGATGGCGATCAAGTGGATGCGCTTCCCGTCCTCCAAGAATTCGAGGTCGTAGTCGATGGCCGTCATCGGCGCTTGCTCCTCGACCGGTATTTGCGGGTGGCGACCTGCACGGTCCGGCGTGTGCGGATGCTGGTGACGACGTACATGAAGGATCGGTACACCTCGTCCTGCTGGAGCAGGATCATGTGCTCGCCGATGCCCCTGAAATCAGCGCCCTGCGCGGGATCGGCCCGGAGATCAGTCGCGGAACCGCTCATGCGACGACCTTGAAGCCGTAGCGCTTGCCGAGGCGCGTGAGGGAGTCTCGGCCGGGGATGCCGTCTGCGGCCCTGCCGGTGTAGCCGCCGCCAGCCTTGGAGCGCTGCCACTTGGCGTAGGCGGCGACGGTGCTGGTGCCGAAGTGCCCGTCGGAGTAGGGCTTGGCGAGGAGGCCGGCGTCGACGAGGGCGGTTTCAACGATGCGGACACCCGCGTAGGTGACCGGGGTGCCGGAGCGGCCGGGGTCGGTCTTGGCTGCGGTGATGAGCCGGGAGAGGTCGACGGTGGGTGCCTTCGGCGGCGGCAGGGGGGCGGCTGGGATGGTCGGTTTCGGAGTGGCGCCGAGGCGGCTGGCGATCCGGGTCCGCATGCTGTCCATCGAGAAGCCGCGGGGGTCGACCTTGCCGGGCTGCCACTCCTCGTGACCGATGACCGAGCGCTGCGACCAGCCGTGGGCACGGCAGATCGCGGCCGCGGCCTTCTCGATCGCCTCCAGCTGCGCCGCCGGCCACGGGTCCTTGCCGTCCCCGAGGTTGACGCACTCGAAGCCGTAGAAGTGGCGGTTGCCGTCGGTGTTGGCCTCGTTGTCGGCTGGCAGCGTCGCCGACTCGTTGATCACGGCGCGCAGCACGTCGTCGTCGCCGAGACCGGCGTGATTGGTGCGCCCGTTGCCGACCAGATACACCGTCCCGTCCTTGGCGATCATTCCGTGGCACAGCGGGCCGGGCAGACTGGAGTGGCCGTTGTAGCAGAGCTCGACCGAGGACGCCGTGCCCGAGGTCACGGTGTGATGGATCATCACACCGTTCACCGGCCCCCAGGGGCCCTTGTGGTTGCGGTTGTGCGTGCGCCAGCTTCGGTGCTCTACGACCTTGAGGCCCTCGTTGCGGAGGGCGCTGAGGAGTCTGTCGGCGCTGATTGGTGTGGCCATGAGTTCTCCTGCGGGTGGCGGGGGCGTCCCTCGCGAAGCACTTGACCTTTGAATCATAGGCCAAAGCCGCCATCTCACCTACGAATCAAAGGCAACTGGGTATGCTTGGGATTGCGAGGCCACACCGGTCGAGGCCTCGCCCCGCGGCGGGCCCGGCTGTGCGGGTCCGGCCCGCCGCCCTCAACCCGCACCACCCGCACACGGAGGCACCATGTCCGAGCACTCCCACGCTCAGTTCCCCTACGCCGACGGTGACGTGACCGCCCTGGGGCCCGACGTCTTCGCCGACAAGACTGGCAACGTCATCTGCTGGAAGGGCGTGAACTACGTCCGTCAGGACGACTTGCACCAGGCCCACGAGCGCCGCCGGGCCAAGGAACACCAGCTCGACGGCATCCGGCGAGCGCTGTGCGACATCGGTGCCATGACAGACGACGATCCGTACTCACACGCCGACCTGGAGGACGTCATTCGGCGACGTCCGGCCCGGCCCGCGATCGTCGAGGTTCAGGGTCGCTGCCCTGCCTGCAACGGTGCCTCATTGTTCCTGAGCGACGAGGGACACGTCGTTTGCACATGTCTAGACTGCCCAGCCCCCGGCGAAGCGGATGACCTGCTGCACGGTAAGGAGTCAGTGCACGCGCTCGCCCAGCTTCTCGGTGGTGACGGACCTGCGCACGGCATGGCCCTCTGCCTCTCCGCCCACAAGCGCAGCGCTGCCGACGTGCGGCACATGACTGACGAAGAACTGCTCGCGGTCCCCGGACTCAACGAGGCGTCCCTCGCCCGGATCCGCGCGGCACTGCCTGCACAGAAGCCCACTCCCTGTCTGCACGATGTCGAGATACGGGATGCGCGCGAGTACATGCGACTCGGCCACGAGCCCGGCCGATCCTCCGGCACCATCTACCTGGCCGGCGACAAAAACAGTCGCCTCTTCATCGACGGTCAGTTGATGACCGTGTCGAGCGAGCACCCCGTAGTCGTGCAGCCCTTCTTCGACGGTGACGAGGGCGGCACAGTAACCGTCACGCTCGTCTGCAAGAGCATCCTCGGGATCGATACAAGGGCTGGCACGCCACGACCGAGGCACAAGGACGGTCGCCCATACAGCTACTCCGAGCTCGCTGCCGAGGGCTGGAACTTCTGCGAGGGGTGCCGCTCTTGGGGGCAGTGGTTGCCCGGCCAGCCTCACGACTGCTCGATGTCCCACATGAAAGGCCTGCCGTCTGCGGGAACGAGTGATGGCTGAGTCGCTGGAGGCCCGGGTCGCCGCAAAGGTGCGCCGGCTGCGCGAGGAGCGGCGCTGGACGCAGGAGCAGCTGGCCAAAGCGCTCGGCAAAAAGTCCGGCATCACTGTATGGGGGCTCGAGAACGGGCGGCGCCACATCAACTTGGCCGACCTCGAAGCGCTCGCCGCACTGTTCGACATCGCCCCAGAGGACTTCCTCGCCGAGCAGCCCGCCGGCGTGGCGACCGTGCCTGTCACCGCCCTGGATCGACTGGTGCGGGTGGCGATGTGGGTGTCCCGCGGCCGGTCGATGGCATTCGTGCCGGATCCGCTGCTGGGTGGCGTCTACCCCGACGCGACCGCGCGGGCGGGTCTCGGACTCTTGGACGAAGCAGGACTCCTCGACGCCTACAGGCAGATCGGAACGAGCGAGGGCAAGCCGTGAGCAGCAGCTACTACATCCTTTGCCTGTCCCACGATCCCGCCACGACCGTGCGCGAGTGCAGCACAGCTGACACTGCCGCAGCGGCTATCAAGGCCGGCATCGAGGCGCACACCGGCTGCGACCTGCTCATCGAACGGGTTTCCGGCGGCCCCGTCGAGTACGGCTGCCCGCCACACGACACGCGGCACGCCGGCCCGCACTGCTACCACCGGGACGTGGCGTGGGTCGACATCGAGTGGCTGCAACTCCTCGGCCGCGCACACATCTCCACGGACCCAGGCATGCAGGAAGGCATCAAGCAGGGTTACTTCCGTTGCTGGACCCGGGACCGGCTTCACCGGCTCCGCCACTCCCTCGGTACCGCCGAAGAGTTGGAGGTACGCCCGTGAGCTTGCGACGGCTAAGTGATGGGGAGCCGGTGCCGATCAATGCGCACGTCCTTGAGTACGACGTGACACCAGGCCTGCCGCAGTGGATCAGTGAGCAGATCGACCAGGCGCAGGCAGCGGCAGAGATCGACTCCCCCGCAGATCGATGGTGCGCAGCGCATCGAAAGATCCTCGAAGCGCATTCGCTCACGACGAGCGTCATCCCGCCCGGATACGGCGAGCACACGGCTGGCTTCGGCTGCGAGACCTGCCACGACTGGGACGGCATCACCGAAGGCAAGGGCAACTGCGCCACCATCCTCGCCCTCGCCGAAGGCTACGGACTCGACGACGAGGAGACGACGTGACCGCACGAGATGATCTGCGTCGGGAGATGGTGCGCCACCATCTGTACATGACCGAGGAGCGCGCCGACGAACTGATCGACGCGGTCGAAGCTGTTGCTGCCCAAGGCCAGCCAGTCCTTCTTGGGAAGGCCGTCATAGCCGTTGACCGTAGCAACAAGGTCATCTTGCAGGGTGTCGTCACCGGCCTTCAGGAGCGCGATGGCGAGCTGCTCCTCACCCTGGAGCAGCCATGACCGTCATGCTTCTGCTGCTGTGTCATCTCCTCGGAGATTACGTCACCCAGTCGGACTGGATGGCGCTGGAGAAGACGAAGCGCTGGTGGCCGGCGTGGGCGCACGCCATCGTCTACGGCTTGCCGTTTCTGCTCGTCACTCAGTCACCTGCCGCTATCGCGGTCATCATCGGCACGCACGCCGTGATTGATCACTATCGGCTCGCTCGGTATGTCGTGTGGGCGAAGAACCTGCTGGCACCGAAGGCGTATCGGTATTCGTGGTCGGAGTGCTCGGCGACCGGCTATCACCGGGATCGGCCAGCGTGGATGGCCGTATGGCTAATGATCATCGCGGACAACGCGATGCACCTGGCGATCAACGCTGCTGCCGTGACCTGGCTCTAGGAGGACTGATGACCGCAAAGCCCCTTGCCGTCGGCGACGTGATCCATGGCTTCGCATACGGCACCTTCGGCCGCGACCACTTTCACTGCGTGAAGGTGGAAGCCGTCGGCCCCGACTGGATCGTCGCTCGACACCCCGACAGCGAAATCCCCCGCCCGTACTTCGCCGCAGGACCGTACTCTCTCAGGCTCTGCCAGCAGGCCCGCGACGAGGGCCACACGGTGCCCTACGGCGAGCCGCCCGAGCCGTGCCCACTCCAGAACCCTGCAGAATCACTCACCACGTGGAGGGCGTGCGATGGCGCAGGATGAGCTCCGGACCTTTCGGCTCTTCGGCAAGCTGTACTGGTGGGATCGCGATGGCGGACGGCTCGTCCTGCGGCGTGCGACGTGGATTCAGGAAGCCCGCACGACGCGGAAGGCAAGCTGCTGCCCGTAAGCGGCCCGGTACTGGTCGGGTGTCCACGCCTGCCCGGCCGCGAGGAAGACCGGGTCAAGGCGCGCCCCGCCCGGCGCTTCCACATCCTCGATGACAGCCCAGGCAACGACGAGGCTCGCAGGCGGCACGCCCTCCACATCCGCCCCCACGGGCGCCGTGACCTGGACGCCCAGGCCCGGCGCCGCGGGAAGCATCGCCTGGATCGTCACGCGGTGGTGGACAGGTTGCCGGTGGTGATGCTGCCGGTCCCGCCGAACTCGGTGGCTGCGACGCCCAGGCTGCCTTTGACGATCAGCACGTTGTTCGTGATCAGATTCGGGCCGGCGCCTCCGGACGCCTCCTCTCGGATCAGCCAGCCGGACTTGCCGGCCGTGGGCGAGGACGCGATCGAGTTGCCGGTGATCGAGTTGTTCTTCGTGCCGAACTCCAAGTGGATGCCGGACACCTGGCCGGTCAGCGAGCCGACCTCACCCGGCGAGAAGATCGTGCAGGAGCTGACGACGTTGCCTGTCGCGGCGATGAACACACTGTCGCCTGCGGTCCCGTCGAAGTTGCACCCGACGATCTTTGTGGCCGAGCAGTCCTGAAGCCGAATCCCCTTCGTGTTGTTCGTGGCGCCTCCGACGAAGTTGCAGTCCGAGATGAACTGCGTGCCCGCCCGGTCGAGGATGCAGACTGCTGTGCCCCAGGTCGTGCCGCCGGCTCCGCCCAGGAACTCGAAGTCACAGACGCTGATCTGGTTCTCGTCGCTGGAGTTCATGTGGATGCCGCGGCCGGGCCCTGTGCTGGCCATTGACTCGTCAAACAGACAGTGGCTGACCCGGTTGTTATGGCCGAAGGCGCCGCCGCTCTGGGGGCCGAGGAACAGGCAGTCGTCCCGGCACGACGTGAAGTGGATGTTGTGGAAGAGCGACGCGACCGCGCCAGCTCCGTTGATGCCGCCGGAGTAGCCCGTGGTGCCCTGCTCGAGGCTGTTGCCGTCGATCGTCATGTCGCGGATGACGACCCGGGTGTCCTCGCCCGTCATCTCGAAGATGAACGTATCCGCAGCCGTCGCCAGCTTCAGCCGGGTGCCCCAGCCGGAGCCGGCGATCGTCAGGCCTTCCCCTGGCGGCAGGACAAGCGGCTCGCTGACGATGTACTCCCCCGCCGGGATGTACAAGGTGGTCCGCGCTGTTGCTGCTGCGGTCACGGCCGCCTGGAGGGCGGCGGTGTCGTCGGTCGCGCCGTCACCGACAGCTCCGTAGGCGTCGGCGGTGGCGATGACCCAGTCCACGATGTGCGGCAGCTTGCCCGGGTCGATCGCCCCGTCCGGATTGAGCTTGAGCCAGCCGTCGGGCTGGTTCGCCAGGTCGAGGAAGTCGGCGAGGAGCTCGCCGAGGTTGGTGGCGGTCATGGCGTAGCGGCGGCCGTAGCCGAAGTCGGCGTACAGCTGGGTGACGTCGTCCGGGCCGAAGAAGGCCACGGCGCCGTCGCTATCCGCGGTGAGCCCCGTCGTGGGGTTGCCGGACAGGTCGGTCAGATCCGTGAGCTGTGTGCCGCCAGTGCGGTCGGTCCACACGGTGCCTGTGGCGCCGGGCCTCAGCATGAGCTGGGAGCCGACGCGTTCCATGGCGTAGTCGCTCGGGCTGCCGCCGAAGTGGTAGCGAGGCATGGTTGTTCCTTTCGGCGGTCAGGCGATCCAGTAGGAGCCGTCGATGGTGAGCTCGTCGCCGTTGCCCATGTCGTAGGGGGCGCCGTTCTTGAGCACCTGGGTGTTGACGGGAGCGCTGACGCCGTTGCCGTCAGCAGTGGGGTAGCGGAGCGCGAAGATCTTGGTGGTCGACTCGGCAGGGTCGATGAGGGCCATCCCTTGCACGCTGCCCATGCCTGCGACGGGGATCCGCTCGCTGTAGTACCACTTGAGCAGGCTCCGGTGGGCTGCGGTCGCGGGGAACAGGGGCGGCAGGGACACCTGCAGCGGCTGGTCGATGTTCGCCGGGTTGACCGTTGGGGCAAGGTGGATCGTGGCGTGGGCTCGCTTGCCCACGACCTGAAGGCGCCCGATGTTCACGGCTCCTGTACCCCAGTTGATCACTGTTCCACCGGCGGTCCAGACCGGCGTCCAGGTGAGCTCTTCGACGCCTGCGGAGGCGAGCCACTTCCAGTCGACGCCGTCGCCGATGTAGAGGCTGGTGCCTTCCACGAGGAGCTGGGACTTGATGCTCGGGCGACGGCCTCCGGGGACAGAAGGAACGGCTCCGCGGTCGGTGAACCACCTTCGATCGAGCACGTTGGCGGCAGTGACCACAGACGAGCCAGCCGCGACGGTGCACTGGGCGAGAGGGATCTCGTAGATTCCGCCCTCGTCGGAGTCCAGGGTGGGTGCGATGCTGCCGCCGGTCTTGTAGGCGGCGATGACTTCGTTCCCGCTCATGTCGCAGCGGAGGACGACCATGTCGACTCGGGCGGACGTCCCCGCATTGGGGGCGACACCCAGATTGATCACCGCGTCGTTCTTGTAGTAGAAGCCGTTGACGAACGCCTCCCCCACGGCGACCGCGACCGTGGCTGCTCCGCTGCCGGTAACCTTGAGAGCCGGAGATCCGTACTCCTCGGCGTGGACGCCGTCGATGCCCCAGCGGCGCGCCATGCGGGACCACTGGGCCTGGGTGGCGATCGGGGAGCCGTCGAACGGCGCACTGAACTGGGCCATCAGGCGGCCTTCCTTGTCTTGAGGCGCCCCACGTCTCTTTTGACCTGGGCGATGTATCGGTAGATGCGGGCGACGGTGTTCTCGCCGTTCTCGGCTCCGACCGAGGCTTTGACGGTGACGCCTTCCGCTGTGCTTGAGAGCGTGACTTCACGGACGACGTCGGTGATCCAGGTGGAGCGGACTTGAGCTGCGACGGTGTCCCCGACGCCGTAGTCGCGGCCGTACTGCAACTTCGGGATGTCGATCGGGGAGATGGCCAGGCTGCCCTTCCCGGCGCCGTTTGTGAGGGCCTCTTCGGCGGCCTGGTTCATCTGTGCGGCAAGGTCAACGGATGCTGTGTCGACGCTCGTGAGATCGATGAATTGCTCGACGATGAGCGTCGGGTAGAGCGGGTCGACGCGGTCGTAGACGGCGCATTCTCGTGGGGAGGACTGGCCGCCGGCTACGACGACAGCCCGGGTACAGGTTGGACGGGTGGTCGTGTAGGAGGCGTCTGTCAGGTTGCCGAGTCCGAATGAGAACCGGGCTGTGCCGCTGCGGTCGACAGGCTCGTAGACCTGGAACTCGAGCGCCCCGCCGACCTGGACTACGCGAAAGCCCAGCGCTGCGGCGGCGCCAATGTCCTGGAGAACCGGCATCAGCCCGTCGAACTGCTGCACCTCGCGAGTCACCGCAGGGCCGTGGCCCCCGTCCGCAGCCAGGGTGAGCAGAGCGTGCTTGCGGTCGACCAGTGCGCCTGGGCCGGCGTTCAGGTTGACCAGGGTGCGCATTCCGGTCTCCGCCGCCACTGCTTCGATCTTGTACACGGTGTCGGCCTGCGAACCGATTGCCGCGGTGGGGGTAGGCCAGCAGGTGTACTGGGCAAGGAGGGCTGTGTCCGACACTCCGGTGACAGTCAGCTTCCCGGATCCGGCATCGGTCTCCGAGCGCGACCAGTCGACGGAGCTGATCGGCCCCGATTCGATCGTCAGGCCGGCGGCGGTCTGGATGATGAGCCCGTTGCCCTCGACAAGCAGGTCGGCCTTGGCGGAGTCGGCGGAGATCTCCATCGTGTAGGCGCCGATAGCGTTGAAGCGCGGGATCAGGGTGAGGCTGGTGTAGTCGTCGATCTGGCCGATCCGCTCGAGGGCGGGATTGCGGACGTAGACGAGCAGGGGTGAGCCCATGGTGTCCTCCTCACGCGGCCAGGTAGCGGAGCTGGTAGGTCATGCGGACGCGGGTGTCGCTCGTTGAGCCGGTCACGGACAGTTCGAGGTCGTTCAGGTCAGGGGCGAGGGCCCACATCGACGAGTCGTCGGACAGGTCCGGCCACAGGTTCGTGCTGCCGTTGAGGAGCGCGGTCTGTCGGCGTTCGCGGGTGTCAATGACGATCGTGTCCGGCGCGGTGATGGTCCGGGTCAGGGCGAGGGTCTGGCCCGTCGTCACGTTGGTCAGGGTGATCGCGGTGGCGGGGCCGTCGATCGTCCACACGGGGTAGGCGTCGTCGTCACCCGAGTTGTCGACGGTGACCTCGCCGAGCACCTGGGAGGCCCCGACGGTGAGCGGCAGGAACGGGAAGAACTCGGCCCCGGTCTCGGTCTGCCAGGTGTGGCTGATCTCGCTGCCGAGCCAGTACGGGGACGGGCAGGAGAACGTGAGCACGGTCTGGCACCAGCGCGCGCCGGCCGCGTCGCGGGTCTCGTCGCCCTCGATGCCGTCGGTGTACAGGGCCTGGATGGTGCGGCTCGCTCCGTCGGGCTGTGTGAGCGTGAGCGTGCCGGGGCCGCGCTTGGGGTTGAGGGAGCGGATGAGGGCCCGCCGGCGCTCCAGGTAGGCGGTGCGCGAGTCCTGTGCCCAGAACGCGACGGGGATGACGATCTCCTTGCCCTGGGCGCGGACCTGCCGGATGGCGTAGCCGTCGATGCCTGGAGACTCCTCTCGCGTGACGGCGTAGGTGGGCATGTCCAGGCCGCGCGGGCCTGGCGGAACAGTCCAGCCTCGCTCCCAGTCCGTGAAGAGCGTGACCCTGCCGGACGGGTCGGTGTAGGAGATGGACGGCATCTCCTGGAGCCGCTGAGGCCACTCCCACGGCGGCGGATCGGGTACGAACGGCTTGACGAGGATGGGCATATCAGGCTCCCGTCATGGCGGGCCGGTTCAGCATGTCGTCCATGGCGAGGGCGTCGAGGATGCTGCGGCGGGAGGCGACTTCGCGGACGGCCGCGTTGTAGTTGAGTACGCGGTCCCCGCTTGTCGTGCTAGAGACGTTGGTTTCGGTGCGCGCGACGGCGGCTGCCGCGGTAGAGCGGACGACACGAGCCATGGATGCTGCGGCAGCAGCCGCCCCGGGGATGCTGTCGCGCACCCCTCCTTCGAACCCGCCGCCGAAGAACCGTCCGAGCTGGCGCGCCACCCTTGAGGGGCTGCTGATCTTCAGCTCGACACGAATGGTCTTCTGGATCTTCTTAGCCAGATCGACCATCGACTTCAGGATCGCGGCTTCCTGCGCCTTGAGACCGGACAGGAAGCCCTTGCCGGACTGCGTACCGGCGTCGTACATGGCGTTCGCCGCAGCCTGACCGTAGCCAGTCGCTGCCTTCCCGATCTGCGCTTGGACGGAGTTGAGCTCCCGCAGCTGTGTGTCCGTTGCCTTCACCAGGGCGGCGGCATACGGCGCGCCCTGGTCCGGGCCGGCCTGGATGATCTGCCCGATCAGCTCCTTGGAGAGGCCACGCTTGCCAAGAGTGGCCACGTTCTTCGAGAAAGCGTTCAGCTGCCCCAGGCGGACCTTGAGTCCGCTGATGATGCCGTCCGCTCCGAAAGGCTGGCCGGAGTTGGGCAGGCCGGTGAGGCTGGTGAAGTTGGCGGCGTTGCCGCTCGTCTCCTTGGCGAAGTCGGTGGCCTGCGTGATCGTGGCGCGGATCTTGTCGCGCTGGTCGGCGAGCTTCTTCAGGGCCGTGTTCTGTGTGTTGACCTGTTTCAACAGCTTGTCGTCGAGGGTGGTCTTGACGCCCTTGAACGCGGTCTTCAGGGCGTCGGCGACCTTCGTCATGGCCGCGTCGATCTGCGACGCGGTGCCGCTCAGCTGCTGGAGGAACGTGCCGCCGATGCTGGCGGCGATCGGGCCGGTGTCGATGTTCTTGCCGCCGACCCGGATGACACCGCCGGTCGCGTAGCCGGCACTGCGCTGGCCACGGCTGATCCGCGTGCCGGCTCCGACGATGCCGCCCAGCGCGTATCCGCCTCGCCGGTCGTAGGCGGCCGACAGGGATCCGTACCGGGAGAGGGCGTAGCGCATGGAGGCGTAGATGTTGGCCATCGGGTCGATAGAGACGCCGTACATGAAGGGGCCGGTGCTCTTGTACCGGCCTGCGTGGGCGCGGAACGTGGGCCCGATGACTTGCATGAGGCCCACGGACGGTGTGCCGTTGACCCAGTTGATGTCGTTGCGGTTGACCGCCCGCGGGTTACCGCCGGACTCCTGGTTCATGCGGCGCAGGGTCGTGTTGACCATGTTGAGGGACTGGCCGACCTGCCCGAGAGCTTGCTGCACGATGCCGCGCCACCGCTGAACGCCGCTGCCGGTGTCGCTGCTGTCGCCTTCGAGGTAGCGCATCGGGTCGACTGACTGGCCGTTGATGCGGGCCTCGAGGTGGAGGTGCGGGCCGGTGGTGTTGCCGGTGGCGCCGACCCGGCCGATCTGCTCGCCTCGCTTCACGGTGTCGGAGGCCTTGGCGAGCATCGCGGACATGTGGGCGTACAGCGACGACAGGCCGCCGCCGTGGGTGACCTCGATGTGCTGTCCGTAGGCACCGGCGTTGACGGCCTTGCGGACGATGCCTGAGTCGACGGCCCGTACCGGGGTGCCGGTCTTGGCAGGGAAGTCGAGGCCGGTGTGCCGGCCCGAGCTCCACATGGAGCCGCGCTTCCCGAACGGGGTGCCATACGGCGCTGACACGGGCTTGAGCCAGTCGCCAGTGCCTTCGGCAGTGTCCTTGCCTCGGATGAAGTCGATGGTCTTGTCGATGAGGCCGAGCGGCATCTGCCCGATGAGGCCGGGGAAGGTGTTCTTGTCGGCTCCGAGGGCTTTGCTGATCCCGGACTTGACGGGCTTGAACGCGGCTTCGGCGAGGTCTGCGAGGCCCCCGCGGACGACGTCGGCGCCCTTGCCGAGGGCTTTGGAGACGCCGGATGCGATGCCGGAGCCGATGTCGGACAAGCCGCCGAAGATGCCGCCCTCGGCGAAGCCGCGGAACTGGCGCAGGTCCCTGCCTGCCATGGCTGCCTGGTTGACTGCGTGGAGGCGGGCCCGCTCATACGGGTCGCGCATGGCCTCCGACACGTAGACGCCCTCGCCGCGGCGCATGGGGACGAGCTGGTCGTCGCCGTCGCGCCACGTGGAGAAGCCCGGCAGGATGCCGCCTCGCGCGAAGCCCTTCGGAACCGGCATGGTCTTGAGGTCCGGCACACCGGGGATCTTGGCGGCGGTCTTGTTCCAGACGCTGACGATGCCCTTGTTGTAGACGGTCTCGATCCAGAACTTCACCGGGCTCTTGACGAGGTTCTTGATGCCTTCCCAGATCTTCCCGAGGCCCTCCTTCACCTTGTCGAAGGCGTCCGTCAGGCCCCCGGCGAACTTGTCGAACCCCTTCTGGACGAAGTCCCATGCAGCGCGGGCCTTGTCCTTGATCCCGCCCCAGAGGGCCTCCCACTTTTCGACGATCTTGTCCTTGATCCAGGTGAAGATCTTGACAGCCTTGTCGCGGAGATCGGAGAACCACTGCAGGGCCCCGTTGACGATGTCGGGGATGATCGAGTGGCCGAGCAGCTTGTCGAAAAGCCACTGGAACTTCTCAATAATCCACACCACACCGTCGCTGACCGCCTTCACGAACCCGGTGATCCAGCCGACAACGGTCACGATGATCGGCACCAGGAAACCCAGCGCTCCTCCGAGCACGGTGACCAGCAGCGTCGCGATCTCCGTGATGACCGGCATCAGCGGCGTCAGGATCTGGAGCAGCAGCTGCGTCAGGGGCGGCAGCAGCTGGAGCACGGCCATGACGACCTGAACGATCGCCGGGATCAGCGGCGTGAGTTCCGGCAGCAGTTCGGCGAACATGCCGACGACCGCTGCGAGGATCGGCGCCAGGGCGTTGACGGCCTCGACGAGGATCTGGCCGAGCAGCCCGCCCATTTCCGTGATGACGGGCGTGAGCGGCACGAGGACGGCAACGAGCAGATCGGCCAGGATGGTGACGATCTGCACGAACAGCGGGATCAGCGGCGTAATCGCAGGCAGGAGCGCGTTCAACGCCTGCACGAAAATCGTGGCGAAGGTGCCGGCCAGGAGGGCGACCAGGTCAATCAGCGGTTTGATCGCCGGTTCGAGGGCTGCGAACGTGTCGGAGATGAGCTTGCCGATGAGTTCCACGACCGGGATCAGGGCGGTGATCACGGTGGTCAGCGGTCCGGCGAGCGCGGACACCAGCTGCACGATCACATTGACGACGGTCGCGAGAATCGGCGCCAGAGCTGTGACGATCGCGCCGATCAACTGACCGATCGGGGCGAGCAGCGGCGTCACAGCGGTGACGATGCCGATCAACGCGTTGCCGAGGATGTCAATCACCGGCAGCAATGCGGTGATGATCGGCATCAGGGCCTGACCGAGCGCCTCGGCAAGCCGTGCCAGGACCGGTCCCAACGCCTGGGCCAGCGCCGTAACCGTCGGGGCGAGCGCGGCGAGGAGCGGCAGGACCGCCTGGATGACCGCGCCCAGCACGCCCGCGATCAGGGTGGCGATGGCCTGCACCGCGGTGAAGATCGAGCGGAGTGCGGCCTGCACCTCCGGCAGGGCGGTTATGCGGCGGATCTCGGCGAGAGCCTCACCGATGACGGCGAAGAAGTCTCCGCCGGCGTCGGCTGCCGCGCCCATGACGTTCTTCAGGATGCCGAACAGGTCTCCGAGGACTTTCCCGAAGGCGACCGCGACGTCGAGGGCTGTGCTGATTGCCTCCTCGAGGGCGCCGGATTCCAGGCCGGCGGACAGCTTCGCCATGATGCGGTCCATCGCGGACCCGGCCCCGGCGGTCATCCTGTCCCAGGCCGGGCCTGCGGCGACGGTGAGCTGCGCGAGCCCAGTGACGATCTGCCCGGGGATGCGGGCCATGTTGTTGAGGCCGTTGTTGACGACATCGAAGGCGCCCTGGAGTTGGCCGGTCTTCTCCAGGTTGGAGACCGCCGTGAGAGCGTTCCGGCCCATCAGGTTCAGCTCGCCCGCCGCGCCGACGAAACCGGCTCGTACCGTGGGGAGGATCTGGCCGCCGACCTGCTGGAGCCTGGTACCGAGCCCGGCGAACAGGGCGTCCTGGACGTCGAGCTTCATGTCTCGCCAAGCCGGTGCCATCGCCTGCAGCACGCCGACGAACTGGCGGGCGTTCGGCGACAGCTTCGCGAGAGCGGTGTCGAGCTTGCTGACCTGCGTGGCCGCTGCGAGCTGGGCATCGGCAACGGCTCGGGTGGCGTCCGCGACTGCCCGGTGCGCGTCCTCGAGGCCGCGCTGCTGCTCCGCGACTTGTTCGTTCGCGGCTCGGATCCGTTCCTGCGCCTGCACGACTGCGTCGCTTCCTGCGACGCCGGACTTATTGGCGGCTGCCGTGTCTATCTGGAGCCGCTTCTGCTGCCGGGTCTGCTCTTCCGCTGCGGCGCGTGCCCGCTGCAGGGCGAAGTCGGCCTGCTGGATCTGCAGTTGCGTGGCCGCGGGGTCGGTGCGTGTCTTCTGCAGGTCGAGTTCGGCCTGTTCGACGTCTAGGGCGGCCTGCTTCTGGTCCAGCGCACCTTGCCGGAGGCGCTGGTTCATGTCTTCGAGGTCGCGGGTGGCCTGGCGGCGTGCTGCCGAGAGTTCGGACTGCGCCTGGCGAGCTGCGCGCTGTGCCTGCGACAGGCTCCGCTCGGCATCGGCGACGCCGCGCTGGGCGTTCGCCAGGTTCCGCTGAGCGGACTCGACCTGCCGGGTCGCCGTTGCTGCGGCCTTCGACTCGGCGGAGGTGTCAGCGAAGGCGGCCTTGATGGCGTCGCCGACGCCGCTCGCACCGAGCTTGATCGCCCCGAACGCGGTCGCCAGCGTCAGGACGGCGGGTGCGGCAGTGGCGGCGAGTGGTCCCATCTGGGCTATTGCCGAGCCCAGCGCGGCAAGTTGCGGTGTGGCCAGCAGCGCTGCGCCGGCGAGCGTGGCGATGCGGCTGCTGAACATGCCGATCCCGGCTGCGCCGCCTCCGCTGGAGCCGAGGTTGCCTAGTGCTCCGGTGAGCGCGGCGAGGCCGAGTGTCCGGACCCGGACGCTCATGGTGCGGTCGCGCGTGAGGAACGTCAGTGCCGTGTTCGCGGCTGCGGTGTCCGCGCGGGCGGTAATGCCGACCTGGCGGCGGCGTGTCAGGTTCGCCAGGTCGTTGGCGGCGACCCTGGTGTCTACGTCCGCGCCAATCCGGACGCGACGGTTGCGGATTAGGTTCTGGATCTCGTTCGCTGCAACCCGGGTGTCGACGGTGGCGCGGATGTTGACGACACGGTCCTTGCACAGCTTGTCGAGGGCTGTCTCAACACGTTTGGATGCAGCGTCATTGATCGTGGGGACGATGTCGACTTCAGCTGTGGCGTCGCGTGTGAGCTTCTTCAGGGCGGTGTCGGCTGCTGCTGTGTCAAGGGAGACCTTGACGTTGATCGTGCGGTCGGCGGTGAGCTTGTCGAGCGCCTTCTTGGCGGTGTCGTCGTCAAGATCGAAGTCGATCGAGATGGTGCGGTCGGCTGTGAGCTTGTCGAGCTTGGTCTTGGCTGCCTTCTCGGCCTTGTCGTCGATCTCGGCCGTGATCTTGACGGTGCGGGCCTTGGTCAGTCGGTCGAGCTTGGCCAAGGCCAATGTGTCCTGGAGGTCGACCCCGACGCGCACGGTCGTCGTCGCGGAGGCGAGCTTTCGGCGGATCCCGTCGAGGATCTCATCGCCGGCGGTCTCGCCAGCCAGCCGTGCGGGCTGGCGGACTGCCTTGGGCAGCTGGACGCGGAGGACGTCGCCGAAGCTGGACGTGTCGGGGATCAGTGATACCCGGGTGCGTCCGACGACGGTGGGCTCCGCCATGCTGCCCTCCCCTCCTACGCGTTCTCGAGCTCGCGAATTTTCGCGGCCCAGTGGTCGAGCTCTTCCTGGTCGCCTGGTGTCCAGCCGGGCGAGTACTGGTTGAGGAGCGCCTCGCTGTACGCGACGCCTGCCGCTTCGAGTTCGGTCTGCCGATCGTCGATGTCACGTGCCGGCGCCTCGATGCTGTCCATGTCCGGCGGATTGCCCTTGAGGTGGGCAGTCCACAAGATTCGGATCATGAGGAGGAGCGCGTTGTAGGAGGCGGCGTGGAGGTAGGTGTCCTGTGTCCAGCGCCGGTCGTCGACGTCTCCTGCTTCGGCGGCTTTGGTGGCGGAGTCCTCGGGCATGGCGTCGACGAGGTCGCGTAGTTCGGCCCAGTTCATCGTGCCTTCGCCCCAGGACATGGCCCAGAACTCTTCTAGGCGGCGGCCGGGGTAGTAGCGCTGGATGTCGGCGCGGACGGCTCCGGGGTGCTCTCGGAGGAGGGCGAGGAGCCGGAGTCTTCCCCCGCTGTGGTGCCCGCCTGCCCGTCCATCTCCTCGATGATTTCCTTGAGTTCGCCGACGGTGAGCTTGGCGACCTTCACGAGCCGGTCGAACGCGTCCTGAGGCGAAGCGATCTCGCGGAGGACGTTGAGGTTGGCGTTTCCGCCCTTCTCCTCGACCTCCTCGATGACCTCGAGCGGCCAGTTGTCCTGGACGGGGAACGTGCAGGTCTCCTCGTAGCCGTGCTCGTTTTCGAAGACGATGTCGACGAACTGGAGCTTGGCAGCGGCGGCGCGCTGGGCGCGCATCTGCTGGAGACGGATGACCTTGCGGTTGGGCTTCGACATGGGAGAGCGTCCTTCGCTTGGGCAGGGGCGGGGCGGGAGCTATGCAGGTGGCCTGTCGTGCCGCCCCCGCCCAGGAGATGAGCGCGACAGGCCACCAGTCGGGGGCTATGCCTCCTCGGGGAGCGCGACGTCCGTGATGAAGTGCTGGACGGACTGGGCGCCGCCGGGAGCGGCGAGCGCGGTGAAGGTGAGCTCGTAGTTCGAGGAGTCCTCAGCGGAGTGCTTGCGTGCGCCTCGGTCGGACACGCCAGTGCGGGCGATCATGATGCGGTGGCGCTTGCCGCCGTAGATGACGTCCAGACCGAGCGCGATCTCCACCGTGTCCTGCGTCGACCCGGAGCCGAAGCTGACGAACTGCTTCGTCGCCGGCGGCCCTACCGCGGCGTCCGTGCTGGTCATGTTGGCCATCTGCACCTGGTAGTACAGGGACAGCAGGCGGGCGGTGGTCTCGCGGAACGTCAGCTTGAACGTCTGCGTCCTCTTGCGCGCGAGGTCGACAACGGGTGCGTCCTCGCCCCACGCGTCGAGCTGGGTCCGCTCCTCAGCCATGGCCTCCTCGAGACCGTCCGGGGTGATGAACCCCATGTCGACGAACCCGGTGGGCCAAGCCACTTCCGGGCCGGTCGGGAAGGTGGTCCCCACCTCGGCGGCGTAGGCCTTGCCCGCTACACCGACGATGATGTTGTCAGAGTCGCCCACGACGGGCCTCCTAGCTGGTCGGGAGGGGTGGGCGAACGCTCATCCCCAGGATCATGCCGACGCGGAACACGTCGGCGTTGAGGTCTTCTGGACGGTCTTGCGGGCCGGTCTCCTGACTGATCCGAGTGACCTCACCGCCGGGCGTGGCCTGGTTGGGCAGCAGTTCCCAGACATCGCAGACCCGGATGGCCAACCGCATCGCGGCACCGTCTGTGGCTGCGTAGCAGTCGACGGAAAGGCGAGGGTTGTCCCGAGTGGCGGGGTCGCTCCAGCCGCGCATGTCCCTGGTGCCGCCGACTCGGAGCACCCTGACGGCGGGCAGCACGGCGTTCAGCGCCACGCCTTCGGGCAGCCTCCCTGTGACGTGCACTCCGTCCAGGGCGGCGGCGAGGAGGTCGATGGCGACCTGCTTGCCGTCGAGGTCGGTCAGCGGCGTGGTCATGGCTACTTGCCTGCGGCCTTGGCCGGCTCGCTGCCGGTCGTCGGGGCCTTGGGCGCGGGCGCAGCCTTCGGGGCGGTCTCGGCGAGTTCGCCGAATCCCTTCCAGCGGTGGACCTCGTCGGCGGGGATTTCGATCACGTCGCCGGGCATCTGCTTGCCTCGGGGGAACGTGAGCCGCATCTTGACGGTGTCAGTCATTGTGGGCCTCCTTGGGGGTGTCGTCGCCGGGCCGGACAACGCCCTCGTCGAGGAGCCTTGCGACGACCGCGATCATCAGGTTCTTGTTCTGGTCCGGTACGTCGGTCCAGGGCTTCCGGGAGGCTTCACGGGTCTCGTAGCCGTGCGAGGGTGCGAGATCCTCATACGCCTCGTGGAAGCGGCGAGCGATGCCTTCGGCCGTACCTGGATCAGACATCGTGATCGCCTCCTGAGGCGTCGAGAGCGTGGGACATCGTGTGGTGGGGGCGGTGGATCGCCTTGCCATGTCGATCCCGCTGCGTGGTGCCGTGCTCGACGTAGTAGGAGTGCTCTGCGTCAGCGTCGACGTGCCACGTGCCGTCCGGGTCTGGCTCATCCACGAGGTGGATCAGGTCCCTGAATTCGCCTGTGTAGACAGGTGCCGTGGCCTTGGCGATGTCCTCGACCCGCTGCATGCGGCCACGGAAGTCGTCCATCACCTGGGGCGTGAGGGGCAGTGCCGCAATGGCGTCTTCGAAGATTTCGACGTCGGTCATCCGGCTACCTCCAGCAGGCGAATGACCTGGCCGGACAGGCGGCCGGCTTCCTGGGTGTCGTCGGGGACGCCGTCGACTTCCCAGGTGCGGCCGTCCCACTCGACCCGCTGCCACTCCGACACCTTCGGGGCGCGGCGCGGCATGACCAGCTCGGCAGTGGTGACGGTCTGGTCCTTGGCTTCCTTCGACTCGCGGGAGCTCGTGTAGTCGACTGTGCAACCCGAGACGGGAGTTCGGGAGGCGTGCTCCCAGTCCCGCACTTCGGCGTTGTAGTCGCCCACGATCAGCGGCGCGTCCAGCAGCACCACCGCCTGGCGTCCGATCGGCCCCGGCATCAACCCACCACCACCGGATAGATGGTGAGCAGACCGGCGTTCCGCAGCACATCGGCTGCGGCCGGCGCCAGGCGCGGAGTCTTCGCAGACCCGCCGCTTCCGCTGCTGCGGGCGAAGCGACTGTAGGACCGTTTGCCTGTCGACTCGGACTGGATATCCGAGCGTGCGCCCGTCTCGTCGTCGCCCTCCATCACCCAATGCACCTGCCGCACGCACGCCTTGGCGAGCACGGCCTGCACCCCGGGGTCGTCCACGTCGTAGGCGACCCCGTGAAGGGCGGTGTCGATCCGGTCCGAGGCCAGCTCGAGCAGGCGCACCGCATTCGCGGGCGCCGGCTCAGGGTCGAGCCAGTCCTCAAGCTGGGAGACGGTCGCGTAGGCCACTGGCTACTCCTGCTCCTCGGGCTGCTCGCTTTCGCGGGCGTCCTCGACGACCTGGGCGTAGTCCTGGCACTCCTGCTTGGTGGCGTCCTTCGCCTGCTCGGGATCCATACCGAGAGCGATGGCGTAGGTCCGCCAGTCGGCGACCTTGGCGTTCGCGGCAGGCTTGTCGGGGAGTTCCGTGGCCGGCGTGGCCGGAGAGTCCGGGTCGTCGTTCGGCACCGGCGCCTGGACGTCCTCGCCGAGAGCCTCCTCGTGCGCTGCCACCCACTCCTGCAGCTGGGTCAGGGTGAGCGAGTAGGCATGGTCAGCCAGCAGTCCGAGAGAAACCGCGTAGGTGGCCCACTCCTTAGCCGACGCCCCCTCAGCGGGCTTCTCGCCCACGGGCGGCTTGGTGCCGATCCGGTCGGCGGTCTTGGCCTCGGCTCCGTCTACGACGACGAGGCTCTTGTCCCCCGCCTCCACGTTCGGCGCGTCGCCCTTGGCGGGTACGAGCTGGCCGCGGGCGATCTGCTTGGCCATCTCCCCGGACGGCGGGTCGTCGAGATGCAGGCGCATCCCGCCCGTTCCGATGTACTCGCGGCGCCCCATCAGTACGCCTTGGGGAGCTTGAAGACGGTGATGGTGCCGGTGGTGCCAGCCGCGAAGTCGACGTACAGCTTCGTGCCCTGCTGCTGGAACCGGGCAGACGTGAACGGGCCGATGAACTGCTTGCCGGAAGTGGCGGCCACGGTGACCGCGAGGTCGCCCTGGCCTGCCATCCACGACTGGACGCCGCTGCCAGCCTTGACGGTGACGACCTTGTCGGTGCCCGCCGTGTTGGCGACGCGGATGAGGGTGCGCTCGGGATCTGCGTTCTCGATGACGACGCCGTTGGTGACGAGCGTCGCGTCAATCGTGGTCCCGGCCGGGTCGGAGAGGTTCGAGTTCGGGGCGAGGTTGCTGTAGGCGACTGCTGTGCGAGGCATGGGTGTACTCCCAGATCAGATGAGGCGACGAGGATCACGCCGGGTTGACGAACGCGACCGCAATCCCGGTCGGGCGCAGAAGCTTCGCGCCGTACACGTGCAGGCCGCGGATGGCGTCAGCGATCGTCGCCTGCAGTCGCAGCGCCTCGGTCTCGAGGATCTGCTCGGCATAGGTGATCGCACCGGGGTAGCCGGCCTGGATGACCTGGGTGTCACCGGACGGGTTGGGGGTGTTGTTGGACTCGAGGATGTCGAATCCCGCAGCTCGTCCGACGAAGCCGTTGCGGAGGCCCTCGGTGGTGGCGGATGCGTCGGCACGGACGAACCGGTCGTCGTTCAGGAGAGAGCCGTGGAACTCGGGGCTGACGACGACGTAGCGGCCTTCCCTGGGTACGTTCTTGCGGTTGAGCTTGGTGCGCAGCGGCACGAGCACCTTGCTGTAGGCGTCGGTCGGCGTCGTGTACGTGTCGATCGGGGAACCGGTGGAGCCGAGGACGTTGTCGGCGGCAACGCCGGTGTAGAGGCTGGCAACGTAGGCGTCGGCCTTGTCGCGGAGGCCATAGGCCGCGTTCTGAGCCATCTGCTGCATGGGGCTCATGAGGGCCTGGGCCTTGTCGACGTCGTCGAGCTTGAATGCGAACGCCTTGGCCTGGTCGATGACGAGGTCGGTGCCGGCCGTTTCGACGTCCTCGTAGTTGAGGGTGTCCCCGGAGTCGTAGTCGAAGATCGTCGGGTCGCCGATGGTCGTGATGTGAACCGACTGGCCTCGGCTGGTGATCTCGCCTTGGTAGTTCGTGTTCACGAGCTGCGGCTGCGCGTACACCAGGCTGCTGCGGAGGGCCACGAGAGTCTGGGCAGACCAGATCTCGGGCTTGAAGTTGTTGATCGACAACGGAGGCTCCTAGGAGGCGTCAGCCGCTCCCGAGGTAGGCGTTGAGCCTGCCCTCTTCCACGGCCTGCGTGATCTGCTCGGGGGTCATGCGGTCCACGTCCGCCTTCGTCAGCTGCCGCTTGCCGCCACCTGCTCCGTCCATCGGCGCGCCACCCGCGGGGGTCGGCTCCTCCTTCGGCTCGGGCTTCTTGGCCGCGAGCTTCGGGTTCGAGTCCACTGCCGCCTTCACGGCCTTCTCGACTGCGCCGGCGAAGTCGTCGGCAGCCGGGTCGAGCTTGGCGATGGCGTTGGCGAAGGCGCGGGAGTCGAGGAGGGCGTCGGGGTCGCCGCCGTGCGTTCCGGCGGTCTTGTAGACGGCGAGTTCGACAGCGGTCTGGCGGGCGCGATCGTCGGACGCCTTGGTCCGGGTCTGCTCCTCGGCCAGCTGCTTGGCGAGCTCTTCGGGGGTGGGCGGCTTCGCTTCGTCGGTCTCGATGCCGAAGGCGGCGGCGACCTTCTTCATGAAGGCGGCCTGGTCGTCTGCGGCCTTTTTCTCTGCGGCTTCGCGCTTGGCCTTCTCGTTCGCGACGTCACCGCGGAGGTTCTCGACGAGCTTTTCGAAGCGGGTGGGGTCGAAGTCGCCTTCGAACTTTGGCGCCTTGGCCTTGGGTTCAGCGGCGGGCTCTGACGGTTCAGCGGGTACTGCGGATGCGGCCGGCTCTGGCTGGGCCGGTGCGGTGCCTTCGGGCTGGGGCGGCGTGTCCGGCTGGCTGCTCGGGTCCGCGGGCGTGCTCTCGGGCTGGGCGGGGGTCGACATCGGTGCCTCCTTGGGCGGCCTACGCGGGGTGTGCGGCGCCTTGTCCGCTACGCGTTGACCCAGATGTTAACCCTGAACCTGCTTCAATGCTGCACAATCAAAGGTCATAGCGCAAGATATCCTTTGAATCAAAGGAACGGGGGTGGGTGGTGGCAGCCAGCAGCAACCGGATCGCCGACATGGCGCGCCGACTCCCCCCAGCACTACGACGCCTCGAGCAACAGGCAGCCATGGATGCCACCCGCCCCCTCGCCGAAGCCCTACGAACAGCGCTGCAGGAAGCAGTCCAGGCATGGATCCGCGAGACCCAGCAGCACGAACACGCCCCTGGTGCAGGGGCTTTGGAACGGCTCATCCAGCTCATCAAGCGCGTGCTGGCACGCGCCTTCGCTGGCACAGGCCGCCAGGCGCAGCGGGACATCGAACGAGCGGCCTTCAACGCAGCGCATCTCTCCGCCCAACAGACGGCATCCATCACGGCCGCAATGCGGGGCGAGCCCACTCCCCCAGTGACGCCGACCATCGGACCTGACGCCGCCGCAGCAGCACGCGCCGTACCTGCCGCCGTCGAGGAAGAGCACGCAAGCGCGCTGGCCCTCCTCACCGCCACCACACTCACGGCCCTCGGACTCGCAGGCGTCCACTCCGTGTTCCAGCGAGCGCGCCGCGCTGTCACCCGCATCGGCCGGGCACTTGCCGTCGCGACCACCAGTGCCGCAGCGCATGCTGCTCGAGCCGTCGCCGCCGTGATCAGCCCCACCGTCCGGCTGCTGTGGGTAGCCGAGCCGGGCGCCTGCCCGGCATGCGCTGCCTACGCAGGCCGCTCGGTCCGTCCCGGGCGGGAATTCCCCGGAGGTCTGTCGCTCGACCCGCAGCGCACGGTCTTCGACACCCCGATCTCTGGGCCTCCGCGCCACCCGCACTGTCGCTGTGTCCTCATCCCCTGGCTGCCTGGCTGGCCGGTGGACGGCACGCCCCTGCCCACGCTGCTCCGGCGGCACGCACGCACTGGAGTCCGCTGATGCCTGGACGCCCCGTCACCCAAGAAGACCGTGATCGCGTCGCCGAGCTCCATGCCGAAGGCAAGGGCCGTAACGACATCGCCGACATCATGGACCGCAGCGGAAGCACCATCAGCCGCATCGCGGCCAGCTTCGACCCGCCCCTCACCTTCGAGCGCGGCCCGGAAGTCGCGGCCGCCACGGCCGCACGCAGATCCGACCTCGCCGCCCTGCGTGCCGACTTGGCTTTCAACCTCACCGTCGACGCCGACAAGCTGCGAAGGCAGATGTGGGAGGAGACGACCGTCTACAGCTTCGGCGGCAAAGAGAACACCTACAACTTCGAGGTCTTCGACGAAGCGCCGGCCGCCGAGAAGCGGGCCCTCATGGGTGCTGCGGGCATGGCGATCGACCGCAGCCTGAAGCTCGAGCCGATCGAGCAGAGCAGCGGCCTCGAGGGCGCGAAGTCGATGCTGGGCAGCCTGGGCGAGGCGATGGTGGCCTGGTCGCAGCGACAGGACGCGGAGGACGCTGCGGCTGAGGATTCTGAGGCGTAGCGGTGCTGGACACGCTGCCGCTGTCCCGGAAGCAGATCCGGTCGATCGCGGAGTCGACAACGAAGATTTCCTGCTGGGAGGGGGCGATCCGGTCCGGGAAGACGATCGCCTCCCTTCTCAAGTGGCTGATCTTCGTGGCCAATGCGCCTACCACGGGTGAGCTGGTCATCATCGGCAAGACCGCCCAGACGATCCACCGAAATCTGTTCCTGCCGCTCCAGGACCCGGCATTGTTCGGCGACCTCAGCAAGCTCATCCACTACACGCCCGGCGCTCCGACCGCGACGATCCTGGGCCGGATCGTCCACGTCATCGGCGCCAACGACGCCAAATCCGAGCCGAAGATCCGAGGCATGACCCTGTGCGGCGCCTACGTCGACGAGGTCACGCTGGTGCCGCAGGTGTTCTTCGAGCAGCTCCTCGGCCGCATGTCCGTGCGCGGAGCACAGCTGTTCTGCACGACCAACCCAGATAATCCGGCCCACTGGTTCATGCGGGACTGGCTGTCCCAGGAGGGCAAGAAGCCCCTCCGCCGGTTCAGCTTCACCATCGACGACAACCCGTTCCTCGACCCCGACTACGTGCGCGACATCAAGGCAATGCACGAGGGCCTCTTCTACCGCAGGTTCATCCTCGGCGAATGGGTCGCAGCCGAGGGCGCGATCTACGACTCCTGGGACCGGGAGCGGCACATCGTCAAGGCGCTCCCCAAGGCCGGCATCCACCGCTGGATCTCCCTGGGCGTCGACTACGGCACGGCGAACCCCTTCCACGCCGTCCTCATCGGACTCGGCGCCGACCGCAAGCTGTACGCCGCGGCGGACTGGCGATACGACTCACGCCAGCACAAGAAGCAGCTCACCGATGCCGAGTACTCGCAGCGGATGCGGGCGTGGCTTGGCGAGGTGCCAGGGATCGGCGCGGTACGGCCGCAGTTCATCACCGTCGACCCGAGCGCGGCGTCGTTCAGTACCCAGCTGCGTCGGGACAAGCTGCGGCCGACAGCGGCGAAGAACGACGTCATGGACGGCATCCGCACGGTCAGCTCGCTGCTGGCCGCGAACAAGCTCCTCGTCCACGCCTCCTGCAAGGACTTGATCACCGAAATCGGTGGCTACTCGTGGGACGACAAGGCCGCCCTGCGCGGCGAAGAGCGCCCCATCAAGGTTGCCGACCACGGCGTCGACGCCCTCCGCTACGCCATCTTCACCACACGAGCCCTGTGGCAGCGCCAGCTCGCCCTGGCCGCCTGACCGAGAGGAACCTGTCATGCCGCTGCCCCCGTCCGGGAAGACCCCTTGGCCGCCGCCGCAACTCGCCGTGCCGCATGCCGACATGGCGACGTGGCACGCCTGGTACTCCGGCGACACAGACCATCTGGCACAGGTGTACGGCGGGGTGGGGGTATCCACCAATCCGACCGCCCGCGCGTTCTTCGATTTGAACAAGCCGTCGCAGTACCGGGGCGGCCTCGTGGGCAAGGTCGCGCGCATGTTCTGGGGTCAACCGGTCTCCCCTGGGCAGCCGGCAGCGAAACTCCATGTGCCGATCGCGGCTGACATCGCGGAGATGTCGGCAAATCTGATGTGGTCGGACGTGCCGCGAGTCACGGTGGATGCCGACTCGACAGACAAGACGACGGCAGCATCAACCTCTGCGCAGCTGAAGCGGTACCTGGATGACCGTGGTCACGCGAAGATGCGCGAAGGCTCCGAAATCAACGCAGGCCTCGGCGGCGCCTATTACCGGGTCGTGTGGGACAAGTCCATCCAGGAGCGGCCGTGGATGGACGTCCTCTACCCGGACGCCGTCGTACCAGAGTGGCGGTGGGGCCGACTCGCCGCGGCAACGGTGTGGCGTGAGCTTGAGCCGCAGACCGACGCGTCGGAGATTTGGAGGCTCCTTGAGCGGCACGAGCCTGGCAGCATCGAGTACGGCCTGTACCGAGGAGACATCGACACCCTCGGCATGCAGATGGCCCTGTCGGATCATCCGGACAGCGAATACCTGGTGAAGCGGGTCAACGCCCAGGGCAAGCAGGCAACGGGCATCTCCCGGCTGCTCATCTCGCACACCCCCAATATTCTCCCCAACCGGCTGTGGCACGGCATCCCAAACACGGAGCCGCTCGGCCGCTCCGACTACGCCGGCGTCGAACCCATCATGGACGCCCTCGACGAAAGCTGGACGTCGTGGATGCGGGACCTACGCCTGGGAAAGGCCCGGCTGCTGGTTCCGCAGTCGATGCTCGAGACGGACGGCCCAGGCTCCGGTGGCGTCCTCGACCTGGACAGGGAGGTGCTGATGCAACTCAACATGCTCGACGAGGGCGGCGACGCCGCTTCCATCAAGGAAGTCCAGTTCGACATCCGTGTCGAAGAGCACGAACGGACCTGCAAGGCACTCCGTCGGCAGATCCTGTCCAGCGCCGGGTACAGCGCTCAGTCGTTCGGCGACGAAGGGACGGTGGCGGTTACTGCGACCGAGGTGGCTGCCCGCAAGGAGGAGTCGCTGACGACCCGTGGCCTGAAGATCCTGTACGAGCGGCCGGGTCTGCTGGAGCGGCTGACGACCATGATGATGGTGGACGTGAAGCACTGTGGGGCGAAGGGTGTCGACCCTGCCGCGGAGCTGACGGCGTCATGGCCGGACGCGATACAGCCGGACCCGGAGGCCACAGCACGAGCACTGTCACTGCTCGAGTCGGCAGGCGCCATATCCACCTGGATGAAGGTCCGGAGGCTGAACCCTGAGTGGGACGACACGGAGATCGCCTCCGAAGTCCAGCGGATCCGCGAGGACAAGGCGCACGCGGTCCCGGCCGGCGACCCGTTCAATACCCGCGCCGGCCAACTGGACGAAGAAGACGACGACCCGGCCGCCGAAGACGACGTCGAAGCTGGCGCCGACGAAGGCCTGGACGACGAGCAGAGGGGCGGGGGCTCGCCTGAAGAGGGAAAGGCCGCCTAGCGGCGGCGCATGCCCTTCCTGGCGGGGAGTCGGCGGTAGCGCGCTATCTTGTCGCCCTTGGTCGCATGAGCCTTGTCGCGGGCGTAGCGGCGCAGTCGCGGGTGCGCGAAGAAGTATCGCCACTGGGCGCGGCTCTTGAAGCCGGTGTGCCGTCGTGCTGTCATTGGTCACCTCCTCTCACCAGTAGCCTTCCCCGGGCATGCCGAAGCCCGCCCTCGTCGGGGCGGGCATGGCGGGGTGGTCATCCCCAGTAGGAGCAGAGGATCCAGCCGGGGCCGGTCTTGGGGGTGATGCCGAGTGCGCGGGTGGCTGCTTCGAGCGTGGCGTTCCATCCCTTGGCCGCGGCTTCGGCGTCGAGGGCGACCAGGTCGAGGGGCTTGGCGCCGCCTCGGTAGACGGTGATGACCTTCGTGGCCAGCAGGTACATGGGGCATTCGCCGGAACAGTGGGTGTCGAATTCGACGCCGAGTTGAGCCTTGGCGGCTCGTTCACGGTCGAAGTAGCCCTCGTTCTCTCGGGACCACTCTTCGGTGAACCCTGCGATCTCGGCGAGAAGCCGGCGTTCGGCGGCGGCCTGGAAGTCGTCGCCGTCCGGGTCGTCTGGGTTGTACCAGTCGAGTGCGGGCATCTCGCCGTACTCGCCGCAGCCTTCGAGTTCCCAGCCGTCGTCGCCGCCGAGGTTATAGCCGTAAACGAGCATGGCGTTCGTGGACTGACCCATCACTTCTCCTTGTCGCTGGTGTGCATTTTGAGGGTTTCGTGGGTGTCGGCGGTCTGGTCGATGGTGCCGTCGGGGAGTACGTGGGTGGCGGTGATGATGATCCAGCCGCCGTCGGAGCGGGGGATGATCTCGTGGTAGCTGTCGGGGTCACCGTGCTCGGCGAGCAGGGACCGGATCCGGTCCCGCGGAAGGTCGATCCCCGGGTAGTCGGCGGTCAAGAGTCACGCTCCTCGCAGGACCCGGTAGCGCAGTTCGGCTTCGGCGGACCTCGGATGGAGGCTGCCTTCACCGTGCTGGTCGCAGTAGTGGGATCCCTCGTCGCTACCCCGGTACAGGGCGCAGTTGCCGTGGGCTTCGACGCGGGGGCAGTAGCCGCAGCTGGCTTCGCAGCAGTCTTCCTCGCCGTGGACGTCGGTGGCGGCGGGCGGCTCGCAGTCGGCGCATCGGTCGCCCGTGCAGTAGGGCTCTGTGGTCACGACTACTCGCTCCAGCCGATGAGCTGGAACGTTCCGCCCTCGTCCTCGATCTCCTGCTTGGAGACACACATCTCGGAGGCCCAGACGAGGCGGAGGATCGCGTCGCCGTGCGAGGACGGAACGGCCTGATACTCGCCGTAGAGGAAGCCTGCGTCGTCGAGCCATACAGCGCTGTGCTTGGGGCTGGGCCGTTCAGCGGGCGGGGCGATCCCGGCAGCGACGGCGGCGCGCAGCCAGGCTTCGGCCTCGTTGGTGAGGTATTGGCGGATGCTGGGGTCGAGTTGGTCCCAGGCATCTTCGGCCCATGCGCCGTAGCCGTTGCGGTAGCGGGCTTCGGCCAGCTGCTGAACTCGGGGGTCGGTCACGATGTGGTCCTCTCTACTCGCCGGGCGAGCATGCGGCTTTTGATCTGTTGTTGGGTGGGCTGTTCCCACTGGTGCCAGCCGATCGGTGGTTTCCACTGCTGCATGTGGGCCCGCTTGTCGATGCCGCACCAGCGGCAGCCGTTCGGGTTCGTCACTGGCGTGCGCCCGTCGTGTTGGTGGAGGGCCACCAGTGCGGGTACTTGTCCGCAGGGCAGCTGGGTCCCTTCTCGTCGAGGCGGTCGATGACGTTGCGAAACCAGTCGAGGGCCTGGGCGTCGTCGCCTGGCCAGGCGTGGTTGATGACCTGGTTGTTGATGACGAGCTTTCGGTGGTGGGGCTTGCCGCGGGCGGCGAGGACTTTGATGTCGCGGCCTCGGTAGGTGGTGCGGGTCACGGCTACTCCTCGGTGTCGTCGTTGTCGCGGTCGAACCAGTCGCGGTCCCAGGTGGCGGCCTCGCGGGTGGTCTCCTCCCACGGCGGAAGCGGCGCCGGCGGGGTCATGGGGTGTTCCTCCTGGCTCGGCGTGCTCGCATTCGGGCGAGTACCTGTGCTGGTGTCGGCTGCTCCCAGCCGTGCATGCCTTTGGACTTCACGTAGGACCGGCCGTGGTGGCTTCGCTCTTCGCCGCACCAGCGGCATGCGAACGGCGACCAGATCGTGCGGGGTCTCATCGCGGCTGTCCGCCCTGGAAGCGGCCGTACATGCCGGAGGCGTGCTCGGACATGCGGTCGGCGCGGGCTGCAAGTTCATCGGCTCGCTTCTGCAGGCCGTCGGCTTCGCGCTCCTCGGGCGTGTCACCCATGGTGGTTCTCCCTCTGATGGATGCCTGCTGGCTTGTCGGTGAGCGGCGCGCCCCTCTGGGTGCGGGGCGCGCCCGCGGCGGCTAGTACTGGTCGGCGGCGTAGTAGTCGTCCGGGGTGTCGTAGCCGAGGAAGCGGACGCCGTCCTTCAGGAGCCGGGTCGGGCCGGCGGCGGCGTGGACGTCGTAGGCGAAGAACGCGTTGCCTTCGGCGCGGTTGTCGTTGCCGGTGTCGTAGGTCTCGACCTTCGTCCACGCGTCGGTGCTGTGGTCGTAGGTCTGGAGCTCGTAGACGGGGGCGGTGGGCTCGGGCACGGCGGGTTCCTTCCGCAGCAGGGTTGACGGGGATGGATGGGTTGTTAGCTGACGCAGGGCAGAGCAAGCTGTTCGGCCGGGGCGTCGGCGGACAGGTGGCGTTCGAGCGCTACGCCTGCGGTGACGTCGGTGATGGGGCCAAGTTCGGTGGCTTCCTTCTGGATCTCCGCGATGGAGAGGTTCTGCTGGAAGGTGTGGCCGATCTGCTGTTCCGCTTTGGCGTAGTCCCCGATCAACTCGGGGCTCTGCCGGGCGGCGCACACGAGGTCAGACCTGGTGGCGAGGACGCACAGTCGGCAGGAAAGACGGTCCATGCCGGCGTCGTAGGCCTCGTGGTACTCGAGGTTCTGGTCCTTGATGTGCTGCCATACCTGGCGCTGGGTCCAGTCGAGTATGGGGTGCCAGCGGATGACGGTGCGGCGGCGGTTGGACGCGGATCGGTCGATGGTGAACTCGGCCTTACGGGCGCGTGCGGGTGACTCTTGGGCGCGTAGGCCGACGCAGTAGTAGACGATGACGTGGTCGACGCCTTCTGTTTCACGGGCCTGGCTGACGTGGTGGGTGACCCGCTTCATGCCTTCGTTGGTCTTCTGGTCGCTCGTGCACCACCGTGCTGCGGATGAGGGGAACTTCTTGCGCTGGTTCACCAGCTGCTGAAAGAGCCCTCCGCCGGGCCGCTGCGTAACTTCGAAGGGGATGCCGTAGCGGGCGGTCTGGCGGCGGGCGAGCTCTTCGGTTCCCGGCCATTCGACGGGCTGGTTGCTGTAGTCCTCGCCGGTGGTGCCGAGGTCGTTGTGGACGGCGATCACCTTGTGCAGGACGCCGCGTTCGGCTGCCTGTGTGCAAACGACGTCCTCCATGACGACGCTGTCCTTGCCACCACTGGTCGCCACGATCACCCTGTGCGCGAGGTCGAGGGGGTTGTGTCGGGCAGGGTTGATTGTCAGGTAGCCGATGGGCAGGCGTACCGGGTCAAGTTGGTGGGCGAGCGTCTGCAAGGCGACGGTGACGTTTCGAGTGTCCGCGAAGCCGACCCATGCGTTGATCCGCGTCCACGGACGCGTGCACGGCTCGGTGTCCACGTACAGCGCCAGGTGAGCGAGGCAGTCGAGAAGCGTCGGCACCTTGTCGGCTGCCTGGAGGAGGCCGGCCATGATGTCGCCGCCTTCGGCAATGTGGCCGGCGGCCTTTCGGAACACCTTCGCCATGCGCGCGTGCGTGGTCATTGGGGTCTCCTCCTGGGAGCAGCGATCAGGCGGCGAGGGCGAGGCGGGCGGCGGCGGCCTTGAAGGCCGGCTTGCGCGGGCGGTAGACGACGCAGATGGCGGCGACCTGGGCCGGGGTGTAGCGGTGCGTGGTGCGCATGCGGCGGCCGGCGTGGACGCGGTGCTCGCTGCCTTCGATGCCGAGCTTGGCGGCGGTCTTGCGGAGGGTGCCGACCATGCTGCGGGCGTCGCGGACGCTGAGGCCCTGGGCGAGTGCGTGGGTCTGGAGGGAGGCGTTGCCGCGGCGTGCGATGCGGGCGGCGGCGCGGTCGGCGCGGGCGCGGGCCTTGAGGGTGGCGCGGCGGGTGCGGTTGCTGGCGATCATATGGTCCCCCTCGGTGGTTCGGCCCCTTGCTCGGGGTGTAGCTACACCTTAGAGTGGGGTGTAGCTACACCGCAAGTGGTTCACCCGAGAATCTGTAGCTACACCCTGTAGCTACACCGAGAGGAGCGAAAATGACGCCGGTAGCTACACCCGCATACAGTCCCCCCATGTCGCCGAACCAGCCGAAGACACCGCCCCGCCAGATCCGCATCGGGGATGCCTGGTACGACTTCGACGCTGCCGCCAAAGCCATGGGCACCGAGCGAGCAACTGTCATTCGCGAGCTCATCGACTGGTACATCCGCGAACCGGGCGCCAAGCTGCCTGAGCGGCCGGCCAGGACGGTCATCGAAGCAGCGCGGGCAGCGCGAGCCGAGGAGTCCGCATGACCGCTGACTTGGTGGCATTCCTGCGGGCCCGCTTCGCGGAGGACCGCGCGTTAGCGTCGACCGCTTTGTCACTCGCACCGTCGGGCTGGTCCGCGCATCCGTCCCATGAAAGTACGGACGACACGGATCGCGTCGTGTCCGGCGTTGATCGCGAAATCGCCCTCTACATGCACCGCCTGGAACCTCGCCGCTATCTCGCTGAAATCGACGCCAAGGCTCGGACTTTGGTGCGCTGCGAGGAGGAACTACTGGCCGGCATCCCGCGCCTCACGCACTTCGTAAAGCAGACGGTGCGGGAGATGGCGCTCCCATACTCCGACCATCCCGACTACCAGGCAGCGGTAGCCTCCTTCGACTGATTCCAGCACCACCACTCCCCCGTAGGCGGCAGACTGCCGTTCATGGCGGTGAGCTACATGGTGCGTGGCAGGACCGAGGCGGAGTGCCGGGCGGCTCTCGAGGAACTGTGCGAGCGGCTCGGGGCCCGTCCGACTCTGTGGCCGTCGGCCCGGTTCGGTCACGGCTGGATTGCACGCGCTGAACGCAGCACGGCCCCGGACCAGACGGTCCGGGGCCTCGTCGCGCAGTAGGGGCCAGCTGTTCAGTCGTCGTCGCCAAGGCTGACGATGAGCACTTTGACCTTTCCCGACGTGGACAGTTCGGCGTACACGTTCCTGCTGCCGTCAACGCCATTCGACCGGGCTTGTTCCACGAACGCCGCGAGCTCGTCGAACGTCATGTCCTTGTCCTCGCCGCTGTATCTCAACTCGAGTGCCATGCCGCAAGTCTGGCGATCAAGACAGGAACGGTGGGCCGTATTTGAGAACTAGAGCGTCAATGTGCGCAAGCAGGTCATCGCCGGGGAGGTACCACTCGTGATGGTGGTGGAGGTGCTTGAACCGTCTTTGGCGCTGACGCTCGATCGTTTCGTCGCCCGGTTCGGTAGCGAGAACCTTCTCGGCTTCGAGCTCCCTTGCGCGCATCCGGAGCCGGGTGCTGGTGCCGATCTTGATGAGTCCGCTGCGGAGCACGTAGTACACGACGGGTGCATGCCTAGCGACTTTCCTGGGGGCTCTGATCCGGTCGCCAAATTGGCGGCGCCGTGTGCTGCGGCTCGAGTTGAGAAAGCGCTCGACCTCGAGGGCGCCGGCCATGGGTCCGAGGATGCTGGCTGCGGCTTTCTCGTGTTCGAGGCAGAAGCGGAGTGGTTCCTTGGTGACGGCGACGGTGCGACAGTCGCCGTAGGAGCAGCGTCGGACGGGTGCTACCTGTTCGTTGATGCGGACGCGGGCTCCGCATCCGCAGCGAAAGGCATTGCGTCCCGCCGAGCCGTCGGTGGACATGAGTCGTGAGCAGCCGCATTTCACGGCGACATTGATCATGTCGGCATCTTGATACCAGGCACTGACAATCCCTAGCAAATGGGTGAGGCCCCGACCTGAACGGTCGGGGCCTTCCGTCTTCCTCATGTGGTGTTCAGCGGGGAAGGTGGTCTGGGTATGGCTGGCGTTCGTGGTGTACGCCCCAGCTTCGGATCCAGTACCAGGTGAATGGGAAGTCGTGGATGCCGAGCTCGATGAGGGCGACTGCTCGGTGGTGGCCGTCGGCGACGTAGGCGTCGTCGGGGTAGCGGTCATTGACGCCGACGATGATGGGCTTCTTGAGGCCGTCCCGCGGGATGGATTCCTTGAGCTGTTCGACGATGGCTCGATCCTTGTCGCGCCGTTCGAACCTTCGATGCGCGTCGGCCCATTTGCGGTATTCGGTGGGGCGGACCTGCTGGTCGTTCAGGAGGCTGGTCCGCATCCTGCCGACCCAGAGGCGGCTCACCGGGCGTACCAGCGCGGCTCGTGGTCACCGGCCGCGCCCAGGATCCGGAAGGCGATTTCCTGTGTGTCGAGGCCTTCCTTCTGTGCCTGTTCTATGAGCTGGTCGGCGAGCTTGCTGCTGCCGCGGCCGAGGACGCCACCGCGCTGGAGCTGGCGGCCGGCCTCGGCGATCTGCTGCGGTGTGGGCTTGGGAACGATGTGTCCTTTCAGGATGCAGTGACGCGGGCTCGGCGGTGCATGCGGGTGTCTTCGCCGCGGCTTATCGGCGGGTCGGGGCGGCGTCCGTTGGTGTGGAAGTCGCCGGGTGCGGTGCCCTGGTAGGGGCGTCCATCGGGTTGGGGTCGTCGGCTATCGCCGTCGCGGGCGTCACGGCCGGGCTTCTCGTCCGGGTTCCAGGTCACAGACGCCCCTTGGTGCTGCCGATGCCGTACTGCTGGCGGATCTCGGTGGGGGTGAGTGACCAGCTTTCGGGGCCGGTGGTCGGGTAGTAGACGGGTTCGCCGTGGCGGCCGGGGCCGGCGGTGGGCTCCCAGGTGTCGCCGTTGCCGTCGGTGATCTGGGCGGGGAAGTCGGGCATGACGTTTCCTTTCAGGTCTGGACTGTCCATCGGCCGTTGCCGCCGCGGATGGTGAAGCCGGGGCCGCTGATCCGGCTGGGGGTGACAGTGCCGATGCCGAGCTGGTCGATTCGGGCGAGGAGGTCAGCGATCTGGGCGGCGTATTCGGCGGCCTGCTGCTCGCGGCGGCGGAGGTCTCCGGGCTTTCCGGTGAACATGCGGATTCCTTTCAGTGCAGGTTGGCGGCGGTATTGAGCATGCGGATGACGTTGTCGGGACTGGTCTGGGCGTCGTTCCACGAGGGGACGGTGTCTGCCTGGAAGTGCTGCTGAATGACGTCGAGGAGGCGGGCGCAGACGTTGTCGGCGAGCCCACGGTCGGGGCCGGCGGCAGCCCGGATGGCTCCGACGACGCACACGGCGCCCTGCTCGTCGCGGAGGCCGCCGCGGGTCCATCCGCGCTCGAGGATGATGCGGATGGCGCCGAGGAATACGGCGGCGAGCGGACTGCCCTGGGGCTGCGGGGCGAGGGCGGGCAGATCCACAAACTCCAGCTCCACAACCGGCGAGTTGGGCTGGTGGGCGGTGTTCACGTCGAAGCGGAGGAGGGCCTGTTCCAGGCGGAGGGTCATCGACGCGTCCGCGATGGCGAGGCGTGTGTCGAGGTCGACTTGGGGCGGGGTTGCGGTGCGGGTGAGGGTCGTGGTCATGTCGGGGTGCTCCGGTGGTCTGGGGACTGTCGGGCGGTTGGGGGCGCTCCGTCTGCTGGCAGGCCGGGGAGCGCCCCCGGTCACCAGAAGCTGCGCTTAGTTCGGCCGCTGGCCTGGTCGTTGCGCAGGTTCTGCTTCTCGAGTTCGCGGATCTCGCGGGCGTTGAGGTGCCGGTTCTGCTTCCGGTCGAGAGGGCCGGCGACCTGCGGCCCGGGGGTGGCGACGTTGCGGACACCCTTGGGCTTCTCGGTGTAGACGGGCCCTTCACGGAGGACGAGGCCCTCGACGGACAGCGAGCCGGAGATCATCCAGCCGGGCATGAGCGGGTGCCGGTAGGACACCGTGTACTCGGAGTACAGGTGGCTGTCCTCGTAGGGGGCGAGGTTGGTGGCGACCTTCTTCAGGACGTACAGCTTCTGGCCCTGTCGGACCTCGCGGTCGGCCCGCTTCGCGTCTCGCTTGGTGCGCTGGTACACGGTCATCAGGTTCTCCTTGGATTGGTATTTCGTGGCGGTTTGTCCCCGGACAGGTGCACGGATTGCCCTGGTATGTCACCTGGACGGGGGGTGGCCAGGGGGTGGACGCGTCCCGGGTCGTGTCCGGGTGCCGTCCGCCCCCTGACCGGGGGATATTCCGGGGCAAACTAGATCGATGTCCGGGGGTGTCCGGGTGGCTCAGGCGCCTTCGAGGAACCGAGCGGCGTCCTCGATGTCGGACCGCTTGTAGCCGTTCACGCGCCCCTCCTTGTGGGGCACGGTGACCTTGACGGTGCTGCCGGCTCCCGCATCGCGAAGCAGCTCCCCGAGCCGAGGCCCCGTCATGCCGCCGCCGATGAAGCGGGCCATCTCGTCCAGCTGCGCCTCGTCCCGGTCGAAGTGCGTCATCGCCGCGAGAGCGCCGCGGACCGCCTCACGCTGCTGCCGCTGCTCCGGGGTCGTGGCGCCAGCCGCTCGGCCCGGGTAGCCGTTCCGCTCCGGGCCGCCGGCCATCGACGACAGGCCGGTCTCGGCGAGGAGCATGCGCTCGATCGGGTCGTCCCACTGGCCGGCAAGTCGCCGCGCCTTCTCACGGAGTTTCGCGGCGCGCAGCATGAGCTCGCTGATCTCGCCGCGCTTGTCCTCGTCGAGGTCGAAGGATCGGGCGAGGTCGGTGATGCCGGCGAAGCCGTTGACGAGCCAGCCGAGGCCGGGGAGCGGCGGGTCGAACTTCGAGGAGTCCCGGCCCATGCCGGAGGCGCCGCCGCCGAGGATGGCGTTCGACTGGGTCGCGGAGTCGACCTTCATCGCCCAGCGGGTCATGCAGTTCATCGCCAGGGCTGCGGGCAGCACGTCGACTTCCGGGTACTGCGTGATCAGCACGAGGAGGATTCCGGCGCCTGCGGCGACGGCAGAGAGCTCGATCAGAGCCTCGAGGATCTCGTCACGGAGCGGCTTGCCCGGTCGGGTGTACGTGGCCACCTCGTCGATAACGAGGAGCTCTATCCCGCCGACCTTGCTGATGCTGTCCGCGGTGACCTTCGACTTGGACAGCTTGTCGAGTGTCCGCTCGCGCCGGTTCTTGTCCGCGATCTCGGCCTTGAGGAGGGCGAGGAGGCGTTTCGGACTGGGCTTGAAGTAGGTCGAGGCGACGCCGGCTTTGGCGTAGGCGTTCCACTCGCCGTTCTCCTTCCCGGCGACGATCCGGATGTTGATCCGGGGGTCCATCGCGGCACCGGCGATCAGGTTGGACGCGCCGACGCCTTTACCGGAGCGGGTGCCGCCGGCGATGACGAAGCTGCTGTTGTTGATCGGCAGAATCACAGGCTCGCCACGCTTGTTCCACGCGACGGGCACGCCCTGGTCGAAGGCGTCGAGCGGACCGAGGAGGGTCATGAGCGGCGACGGGCGGGGCGTGTCGAACGGCGGGGTGTCGCTCATCCACAGCGACACCCGTCCCTCGAGACCGGCCTTCGTGACGTCGACCATGGACACGTCCCGGCCGAGGGCCGCGGCGAGGGAGGCGAGCTTCTTCTTCAGTTCGGCGGCGGTGGAGGCGCCGGGCATGTCGAAGACAGTGACGCTGGACCCGTCCGGGTTGGTCTGGGTGGGCTGCACGATTCGGATGGCGCCGCGGAAGCCGCACTCGTTGACCGCTTTCTGCAGCGTTTCGTCGTCCAGTGCAGCGGCGGTCTCCGCTGTATTTAGCTGCGGCGCGCCGGGCGGTGTCCACGTGCCAGAGCGGCCGTTCCAGGCGCCGGTCGCGTATCCGGCTACGGCGAGGGCAAGGTCGACCCACAGACCGCCGACCGCAAGACCGACGGTGCCGCTGGCGCCGATGACGCTTCCCCAGGCGGCGGTCTTGCCGCTGTAGACGAGGCGGTGCATCCGGTAGTCGGCACGCCGCTGCTGGACCGTGGCCTTGAGCTTGGTCTGCTCGTCGACGTCGTCCTTGGCGGCGGCCAGGGCCTCGCGTGCGGTCTGGATCATCTGGGGGTAGTCGTCGGTCCAGCCGTCGGCCCAGCGGCGCATCAGGTTGAGGTAGCCGCGTGGCACCCAGGGGGCGTAGAAGTTGTTCGCCTTGGCGTGCCGCTTGGCGGCTTCGACGCGGGCCTTCTGGGACTCGAACCAGGCGGGGCGGACGGCCTTGGACTGGTGCTCGACGACTGTGCCCTCGACGACGTCGGGCAGGTCTTCGACGAGGCTGAGCGCCGGCCGGACGACGGTCTGCTCATTGTGCGTAGCGGTAGTCATGGTGGCGTTCCTCAGTTCTGCTCGGGCTGGACGGCGTCACGGACTCGGCGGGCGTAGACCTTGCTGCGGCCGAGGAGCTTGGCGACAGCGGGCGTGGAGAACTGGTCGGCGGGCACGGCGTCGCGGAGCTTCTTCGCGGCTTCGATGTCCTCGGACTTGAGGGGCTCTGTAGCGTCCGTGCGGGGCGCGCGGCCAGACTGGCGCTTGCCAATCCCCCCAAGGGCTCCGGGGCTCTTAGACGGGCCCTGCGGTCCCTTGCCGACGGCAGCGCCGTTCGGGCCCTCGTCGCCCCCGGACCGGGTCGGGAACAGGTGGGCGAGGAGCTGCTCGACCGCAACGCGCTCCGGGGTGACTTCGGCGGCCTCCAGGACGCTGGCGAGGTCCGCCTGCGCCTTCAGCCGGCGGTCGAGGATGTTCGCGGTGACTCCGGGCGGCCCTCCGTAACAGTCGTGCCAGGAGGCAGCGAATGCGTCCGACCGGGACAGTGCGCCGGGAAGGGCCAGGAGCGACAGCATGCGGTCGTGGACGTCGGGGAACCGCACCGCGGCTTCGGCTTCCTTCCATGCCTCGTCGCGGTTGAGAGAGCCGTCCGGGACGGAGGCGAGGATCCGCTGGAACGCCTTGTGCTGCTCGGGGAACATCTCCTTGCGGTCGGCATCCTGCTGCCGCTCGCGCTGCTCCTGTTCCTTCCTCTTGGAGGCCTCGGCGCGGGCCTTCACCTTGTCGGCGGAGCGCTGCGCCGCGGTCCGGTTGTCTCCGGCGGTGCGGGCTTCGATGAACTCGCGCAGCTCGACCAGGATGGGCCCGGCGATCGACGTTGCGGCGAGCGCGGTGCCGGCGATCGAGCCGTACATGTCGGCGCCCTTAGAGCCGTTGATGTAGCCCGCGAATCCGGCGAGGCCTCCGGTGAGAATCCAGAACGGCCAGCGGGCGAAGCCCTTGCGGACTGCCCACTGAGTGCCCTTGACGGATGTCAGCGCGAGCAGCTCGAGGAAGAACGGGACCGGCAGCAGGTACAGAGCCGGGCCTGCGTCCTTGGGTGCGCCCTCGGGACGGAGGTCGAGGAAGTAGGAGACGAGAGACGGGAGCGAGGCGAGGAGGCCGAGGGCGAAGATGATGGTGACGAGACGCTTGAAGTCGACGCCGTCGTCCAGGCGTTCCGCTCGCCGGCGCTCTTTGCGCTGCTCCTTGTCGCTTTCGACCTCTGCTTCGACTGCGCGCAGGTTCTTGACGAGTCGGGCCTGCTTGACCTGCTCGGCAAGGCGGTTCGTTTCGGTCTGGGCGGTGACGGCGCCGAGGGCTTCTGTGGCAGCCGCAGCCTCGGCGCTGATCCTGGCCGCTTCGGCGCGGGTCTTCTGCGCCTCGGCCTCGCGCTCGTCCCAGGAGCGGTACGTGCTGCTCACGGCGATCGGGTCCTTTCCGGGTTAGGCGTGCTGGCGGTTGCGGGGGGCGGGGATGCGGATGGTTCGCGTGGGCTGCTGCTGGGTGAGCCACTGGTCGATGACGAACGCGGCGGCAACGAGGAGGAGGAGCGCGACACGTGTTCCGGGCGGCGGGGTGAGGCCGAACAGCCAGGCCATGGCCGCGACGAGGACGGCGACTCGGGCCCGGTGGGCGATGGCGGTCAGGTCGAGGATCATGGCGGTCACCGCTGAGGGGTGGTGCGCCGGTACTGGTCGAGCTCGAACGGGTGGATCCCCGCCTCACGGGCGGCGTTGAAGTTGGCCCGCGCGATCGCCAGGTCGACTGCGGTGGGGGTGGTGCCGTTCTCGTGGTGGTCGACGAGGTCGTCGGCGGATGCTGCGGCCTGGCGTGCGAGATGCTCACGCTGATTCATCGGGGTTCTCCTTCGGTGGTCGGGGTGGGTCGGTCTGGCCGGTTCTCCTCACCGCCCGTGCGAGACGGGCGGATCGGGCAGCCGGTCAGCTACGGGGTGGGGTTACTTGTCCTCGGGGTCCGTCAGCGCGAGCTTGTCGAGCTGCTGCTCCGCCTCGGCGATCTTGGCGAGGTAGGCGGCGTCGCCAGTCGTCTCGAACTTGCGGCGGGCCTCGGTGCTCCGCTGCTCATAGACCTGAGAGGCGGCGCGGATCTCCTTGAGCTTCATGGGGGGTTCCTTCCTGGTGACGGGCCGGGGCTGTCCCGGCTCCCCGCGGTCCCGGAAGGTCCGGGACCACAGGCAGCCGGTCAGTGGCCGCAGGTGCCGTTCACGCAGGGGACGTTGCAGTGGCCGCAGCTCTCGTCGCACTTCTCCAGGTAGCGGCCGAGGGTGGCCTTCGAGATCGCCTTGGCGGCCTTGATGCCCTTCTCGCCAGCGAGCTTCTTGCCGGTGTTGTGGAGCGCGTCGACGGTGCTGTCGAGCAGGTCATCGATCTTCTGTCGGGGCACTGGATCTCCTCGGTTTGCAGGGCGGCCATCAGACGCCGGTCTCGGCGATGTACTGGATGCGGGACTCGGGGATGGAGATCTTCAGGCCGCCGGTGTAGACGAGCTCGATCCAGTCGCCGACCTCCTTGAAGTCCTCCAGGCCGGCCTGGTCGTAGCCGAGGCTCCCGAAGGCGTCGGTGGCTTCGCCTTGGGTGTAGGTGGCGGTGTCGGTGATGATCTGGAAGCGGCCCATGAGGGGCTCCTTTCGGTTGGTGTGGCGGTGGTCAGGCGGCGAGGTCGGCGAGGAGCTGGGTGCCGTGGACGATGTCGTGGCCGGCGATGAGGGCCTCGACTCGGCGGAGTTCGAGCTCGTCGCCGTTGTGCAGGGCCCACGCGTGGCGGGCGGTGAGCTCGCGGCGGGCGTTCTGCTCGGCCTCGTAGGCGTCGAGGTCGGTGGCGGAGATGAGGCGGAGGGACATGGGGGTGCTCCTTCGAGTCGGTACGGCGTGGGTTGGGGTGGGTGCCGGGG